TGTAATATATCAATATGAAAGTAATAATAGAAAGTACTAATAAATGTTATCATAAAATGGTATCATTAAATAGTATTAATAAAAGGATATGTATAGCGCATCCGGCGCTAATAATATAAAAATAATATATAAAAAAATAATAAAATAATATATAATGGAAAAAAATTATAGTCCAACTAAAAATATTTATAGTCCATCTATAATAAAAATAAAAAAAAATGATAAACAATTACAAGAATGTATTAAAAAACTTAATATTAATAATTAAATATATACTATATATATAATGCCAAATTTAACTGGTGAAGAAACATGGGTATTAATAATATTTTTTGCAATATTTATTTTACCTATAATTATAACAGGTATCCATTTATATTTAAAATCAAAAAAAAATAAAACAAAATACAAGTGGGGGGCTTTGATAAAAGTTATATTGGCGGTATTTTTTATATTACTTGGTCTTTTTGGAACAGCGTATCAGTCTAATACAACAGTATATCAGTCTAATACAACAATATAGTATTTTAAATAAATATATAAATATATATATATGAGTAATCATTTTGCATTTAGTAATAATGATAAAGTTAAAAACCCTTCATTAATTACTCCTTGGTCATTTATTCATTTTATAAATGGTTGTTATATGTATACTTTCGGAAATTATATTACAGATAATATATTTATTAATTTATTAATAGGTTTAATTATTCATACCATATATGAAGTTGTTACTTTATTAACAATGCCTTCAAATAATATTCCAAAGTGGAAAAATAACTCTATAACTAATTCAATCGGAGATACCGTATGTTTTATATTAGGATTTATACTAATGTATGTAGGTTCATTAAATCAAAAATATAAACATATAATTACTTTCATTTACTATAGTTCTTTTTCATTAATATTCTCATTTTTTTCTCTTGATTAAAATTTTTACTATATAATAAAAATTTTAATAATTTAGGTATAATTTTTATTTAGAATATTTTTCATATAAATCCATACCAAGGAAGGAAAGACCGTATACAAGAACAAGAACGGCAACTACTAAGAGTGCGACTGCAAAATTGTATTTACCATCACCTTTATTAAGATAACTATCCTTACTTTTATCAGTTGCTACGTGTACAATCATTGAAGATTGAGCAACAAATAAAGAAGAAATGACAACAAGAACTAAGCAAAGTTCAAGAGTAGGATGCATAAATTTACCAAACATATATATAAATATAGAAAATTTTTTATAGATTTTTATTTAAATAAACAGATATTTTTTCCTTTGTAATTTTATCAGGATTTATATTATTACCAAGAGGTATATTAGTAGGTTTATTTTTACCATCAGTAAATACTTGTAAATAATAACCATATTGACCATTTTTTAAATTATATGTTTTATTATTAATTTTAAATGTTTTTATACTATTTTTATTTTTAATATTATTAAATAATAATTTAGCATGTTCTAATGATTTTTGTTTTTCTTCATCGTCAATACTTACAAATTGACTACCCATTTTAAAATATAACCCATATTGACCTTTATTTAAATATATAGGTGTTTTATTATGTTTACCAATAAATTTTGGATACTCTAAAGCTTCTACAGCTATATCTAAAGTTATTTCATCTTGTTTGTACTCTTTTATAGAACTAAATTTCCATTTGTCATTTTCTTTAATTTTAACACATAATCCATATTTACCAATCATTGAAAATATTTCTTCATTTGTTTCAGGATGAACACCAATAAACTTATCAGTTTTATTAGTGTTATCAATTTTCTTCATACTTTCCGCAATATTTTCAACAATTGGATTAAACATATCATAATATGATGATAAAACATTATACCATATAGCTTTACCGGTTGCTACTTTATCAAGTAATTTTTCCATTTTAGCCGTAAATGTAATATCCATTATACAATCAAAATGTTCACATAAAAAATTATTAATTTTTATACCCGTTTCTGTAGGAACTAATTTATTTTTTTCAGAACCAATTTTAATTTCTTTATTTTCTTTTTTTATTTTATTATTTTTATTTAAATTAGCTTTTAATACAATATATTGTTTTGATGTTTTAGATATACCATCAATATTTTGTAATAAAACATATTTTTTATCTATAATTTTAGACATAATAGATGCATAAGTAGACGGTCTACCTATACCATTTTTTTCTAAATACTTAATTAATCCTGCCTCATTATATCTTAATGGTGGTTTAGTATATTCTTCAGTTACTTTAACAGATATATAATCTAAAATTTGATTTAAGTTAATATTAAATTTACCTTTTTCATTATCACTTTCATGATTATTATATAATAATAAAAATCCATCAAATAAAATATTTTCATAATTAGTAACAAAATAAGTTTTATCAGGTAATAATGTTTTATTATTATTTAAAATATCAATACTTATTGTCATGATATTTATTTTAGCATCTGCCATTTGTGATGCTACTGTTCTTTTCCAAATTAAATTATATAGTTTAGCACCTTCAACACCTAACTTATTAAATTCACTTACAGATAATTTAGTAGGACGTATTGCTTCGTGTGCTTCTTGTGCATTTTTACTTTTTTTACAATATGTACGTTTTTTATGATATATTTCACCATATGTTTTTTCAATATATTGTTTACAACCTTGTAATGCCTCATTAGATAAATTGGTACTATCTGTTCTCATATATGTTATCATACCTGCCTCATATAATTTTTGTGCTAACATCATTGTTTTTTTAGAATTATAATGAAATTTGGTTGATGCATCTTGTTGCATCGTTGATGTAATAAAAGGGGCTGGTGGTTTTCTTATTATTTCTTTATTTGAAACATCAGTTGTTTTACACACACTTAAAGAATTTAAAGTATTTAGTAATGATATAATATTTTTTTCAGAAGAAAATTTATATATATCTTTATTTTTCATAAGAACCGTGTTTAATTTTTTTCCTTTAAAATTAAATATTCCTTGTGTTTTAAAATATGGTTCTGAAACACTTTTTTTAATTTCATTTTCTTTATCAATAATAATTTTTATTACAACTGATTGAACTCTTCCTGCCGAACTTTCACCTTGAACTTTTTTCCATAATAATGGACTTAATTTATAACCAACTAATCTATCAAGTAGTCTTCTTGTTTGTTGTGCCATTACCATATTTTCATTAATAACAGAAGGATTTTTAACTGCATCATTAATAGCTTTTTTTGTAATTTCATGAAAGACAATTCTCTTCGGATTTTTTAATTTTAGTAAATCTCGTAAACCAGCAGCTATCATTTCACCTTCACGATCTTCATCAGCAGCTAATATTACTTCTTTGCATCTTTTAGCTTCTAATTTTAATTCACTAATAACTTTTCTTTTATCAGGAATAACAAGATATAATGGATTAAAATTATTTTCTACCTCAATTGATAAAGTTTTCTTATCAAGATCACGACAATGACCAAAACTTGCTTTTACAATATAATCATCACCAAGATAACTAGAAATTTTTGTAATTTTTCCAGGACTTTCAACAATGACTAAAGTTTGTGACATTAATTATAAAGTAAATATATATTTAACTGTATAATTAATCAATTTTTATTAAAAATCTACATAAATGAATTTTTAAATTCTTTAACAGATCTCGTTTTAATCTTTGTAATTAATTCTGGAATAATTTTAATATCTATATCATCATTTAATATTAATTCTAACAAATTAATATTTTTAAGAGTAATATATGTATTAGTTTTTAATAATTTTTGTTTTGTGTATTGTGTAAAATCTTCAAAATTAATAGTATCTTTAATTTGAAAGTTTAATTTTTCTAATTTAAGTAAAAGTATCTTGACTTTCAATTGCTTATTTTTATCAACATAATCTGAGTTTTTAAGATTATCCAAAGAAAATAAACCTAAAAATTCGTCTAAATGGTAATACTTTTTATTATTTTTTTTATTTGAGAAACCATCATTATATTTTTGTTTTAATTCGTATTTAAATTCTAAAATTAATTTATCATAAAAGGACGATTGTAAATCAGTATATATTGGATTCATATCAGTATTAATATTAATATGCTTAAAATATTTTTGACATTCTCTATAATTTTTACAATCTTTAATAGAAACTCTTAATTTACCAATATTATAATTGTTATTCATTAATATTTTAATTGCTTCAAGTCTATGTTGTCCATCTACTAATAAATGGTAAGTAGTTGATCCAATAGAGTAAGAGGCAATTTTAAATTCAGATTGAATAAAAATATTGTCTCCTTTTTTATATTCTTTTATAAAAAGTTTAATAATTTTATTAATTTTATTTGTTATAATCTCTCTTTGAAAAATAGGAATATTAATAATTCCATCATTAATTTTATCAACTAAATTTTTTGCATCAACTAACATATAAGCAAAGTTATTTTGTTCAAAAATTTTTGTCCCATAAATTCCTTTATATAACATATAATTTACTAATATATATTACTAGAATAAACTAATATCAATTTTTATATTTATTAAAAATATTTATTAAAGATAAAAAATAAAAAATTATTTAAATATTTTTTTATTTTTTATATTAATCATAATATCCAGGAATATATCTCTCTATTTCACTGCGTGTATATGGATAAATATGATACATTTCTGATATATCTTCTATTCTAAATTTACATTGCAGTGCGGCATGTAATATTAGTTCTCTATCCTTTATTAGGTATCTACTTGCATATCTAAGATATAAACCATTCATTTGAACCATAAGCATCATGAATGATTTATTTGAACTTAGTCGAGAATCATTATAATTAAAAAAGTTTTTAAATTTTCGAGAATCATATTGTGATACAAACTCAACCCATCCCATTTGTTCATATTTTAATAGATTTTCAACATTATTTATAGTCATATTTTTAATATAATCGTTTATTGACATTCGTTAAATTTTATATTATTCTCTATTTAGTAATAAAGATTCAATTTTTTAGATATTTCTTACATTGATTAAAATAATTGATTAAACAATACGCAATAACCCATCTTCTTTTATAATTATAAATATTTATATTTTTATAATTATTATTTTTTGTATTCATTATAATAAAAAATAATTTTTTTTAAAGTATATACTTTTATTTTTTAGAAATATAAAGACATTTCTACATTTTTTTGTTTAAATCCGCATTTTTCATAAAATAATATATTATCTTCTAAACAATTTAATATAATTTTATAACAGTTATTGTCTCTTCCAATACTAATTAAAAAATTAATTAATTTTTTTCCATAACCTTTTTTTAAAAATTTTTTATCAATAATAATATCTTCTATATGACCAACATGACATAAATTATGTGTTATTTTTTGCTCAATAATAATTGTACCAAAACCAATAATATCATTATTAACTTTCATACAATAAATTTTAGTATTTTTACATAATACATTTTTAAAATTAGAAATTTGTGTATTATTTAATTTAGGACATTCTGTAAGTTGATTATATATTTTAGTAATTTTTTCAGAATCTATATTTAAATCTTGTATTTGAATAAATTTTATATCCATTAATTATAATTATTTATATTTTAAAAATTTGAATATAAAAAATTTAAAGTTAAAATGTTATTAATTTTAATGATATTAGAATATAAAAAAGAAGGTTTAACAATGAATCAAGTAATTAAAATATATAAAGAAAAATATAATACAAATAAAATGTGTTATTGTGGAAGATTAGATCCAATGGCAAGAGGTAAAATAATTTTATTAAAAGATCAAGAATGTAAAGATATGACTAAATATAATAAACTAGATAAAATATATGAATTTGATATTATATTAGGAATGAAAACATCATCAGATGACCCATTAGGAATAATAGAACAATTAGATGATACAAAATTATCTTTCAGTGAATTTAATAAAATTTATAAATTAATACTACAAGAATTATATAAATATCCAATTACATTTAATCAAAAATTTCATAAATATAGTTCAAAAAATATAGATGGTAATCCTCTTTGGTATTATACAAAAAATAATATATCAGTAGAACAACCAATACATAGTGTTTCTATTTTTAATATATATACACATAATTTAAAAATATATGAATTTAATGATTGGAAAAAAAATATATTAACTAGTATTAAAAGTATTGATAAAAATTGTGATTTTAATCAATCAAATATTATATCACAATGGGAAAATATTAAATTAGATGAAATTACTGCTATACCTGTTAGAATAAATGTATCAAGTGGATTTTATGTAAGACAATTTGTAAGAGATTTATCTGATAAAATTAATTATCCTTTATTAACATATGATATAAATAGAGTTTCTTTTAATATTTAATTATTAAAAGTTTTAAAAAAGCAATAATAATTTACTTAATGAGTCCAAATACACTAATTAAAATATTACTATTTTTATCATCATCTATAACATTTTTTGTTAATGGTATTTTAATGATAAAAGAAAAAAATAATTTAAATTTTCAATCATTAAATAAAAATCAAGATATATATCTTGGTATACTTATTTATACAGAGTTATATCTAGGAGTAATTTTATTATATAATTTTTTATTTTATATGTATAAAAATTTTTATAGTTGTTGTAATGATGATAATATAACACCTACATTTGGATGTTTTAAAATATTACTTGTACTTTCTGGAATTGGAACACATATAGGTATATTATATTATTTAATTAATAATAATATTTATATAACTGAACATGTAAATAAAATTAGTATTATTTTTATATCAAATATGTGTTTTTGTATATTTATTATATTAATAATAAATATTTATAAAAAATGCTGTGTAAAAAATAATTAAAAAATATTTATAATATTATATAATGATAATTAATATTATAAATAAAAAAATTAATAAAGCAACTTATGGTTTAAATAATTGTTTAATTGATGTCACCTATATTATAAAACAACATATTAATATTAGTATAACCATTGATAATATTTTATTTAAAAAAGATCCTATTATAGGGGAAAAAAAACAGTTAATAATATACTATAATGATGAAACAAAAGATGTGATACCTGAAAATACTAATATTTTTTTGAATAATAATGAAGTAAAGGATAATGTAGAAATGAAAAATAATATTACTTTTGGTTTTATTATAATAAGATATGTTATAAACAAAAAAACAGATAATTTTTGGATTCAATGTTATAGAAGTATAAGAAAATTTTATGATAATAAAATTGTTATAATTGATGATAATAGTAACCAAAAATTTATAACACAAATCCCATTAAAAAATACAGTAATAGTACAAAGTAAATATCCAAAACGTGGGGAATTCTTACCTTATTATTATTATTATCATAATAAATATTTTGATAGAGCAATTGTATTTCATGATGGGATTATAGTAAAAAAATATTTTGATTACAATAATATAGCTAATTTTAATGGTTATAGTAAATTATTTTATTTTGAAAATATGTATTATAAAATGGATTTAGATTATATAGTTGTTTTTTGTAATAATATAAAAAAAGGTAACACTATTTTAAATTATCATAATCAAAATATTAATAAATTAAAAGGATGTTTTGGAATTATGTATGCAATAGATCATGATTTTTTAGTTAAAGTACAAGAAGAATATAATTTTTTAAATTTAATAAATATTATTGATACAAGAAAAAAACGCCAAACACTTGAAAGATTTTCAGCTGTTTTATTTGAAAAATATTGTATTGATAATAATATTAAAACAAGTGAAAGTATACTTGGTAAATTTCCAGATATAATAAATAATACTAATATGTTTGTACATAAAAAATTATGTGGAAGATAAATAAATATCTAATTCTCTAGCTGATGGATCAACATACTCTTTAACTAATCCATCTTTATTCCATTTAGGTAACCAATAATTTGGAATAATATCAATACGATTTTTTCCAAATTGTTCAACAAATAATTCTCTGAAATAACTAGATTCTTTAGTTGGTGGTTTAATACAATTATCATATACTACATCAGACGCATTTTTTTCTGCATGTTCTTGAATAATACTATACCAAGATCTGGTTTTACTTGATACTCCATCACTAAATGCTTCTTTTTTTCTCCATAATACATCATCTGGGAGTAAATTTAATCCATCAAAAGCTGCGCGTAACCAATACTTTTCAAACTCTTTATGTTTTGGATGTCTCATAATTGCAGGAATACTCCAGTATGCTCTAATAAATTCAGCATCTAAACATGGTACACGAGCTTCTAACCCCCATCTTGATACACAACGATCTGCACGACGTCCATCATACATATGGATATTTTTAACATATTCTTGTGAACATTTATGTAACTCTTCCGGTGATGGTGCATAATAATTAAACAAGTAAGAACTACAAATTTCATCAGGACCTTCACCAACCATTACAACTTTACAATCAGTATTTTCACTAATATATTTAGTTACTAAATACTGTGGAACAGATGCGCGAATAGTTGTCGTATCCCATGTTTCAGTAGTATATATAACATCTTTAATAGCTTGTAATCCTTCTTCTTCTGTAAAATATACTTCTGTATGATTACTACCAATATGATCTGCAACCATTCTTGCATATTCCATATCTGTAGATCCTTCCATACCACAACAAAAAGTTCTAATTGGTTGGCCAATAATTTTAGCACTAATCGCTGCAACTAAACTACTATCAACCCCACCAGATAATAAAAATGCTAACGGACGATGTGCTACAAGACGTCTTTTAATTGAATTAACAACAGATGTCCGAACGTCTTTTAAAATAGTATCATCATCAATGGAACATTTTAGTAAATTATAAATATCAGTATATGTATATACTTTTGTAGTATATTCAAATGTATTGTTTGTAACAACTTTAATTGTACCAGGTTGAAATTCGGTTACTTTACCTTCATAAGTATTAAGACCTTTAATTTCAGATGAGTACATATCTAAGTTATCATTATCAGTACAACAATATAATGGTCTAACCCCAACGTGATCACGACCAATTAAATATCTTGACAATTTTGTCATTTGATCAAATTCAAAAAGATTAAATACGAATTCACCTTTAATTTCATCATTAAATAATTGAATAAATTCTTCAAGTGTATGATTAGTTGTATAATGAATATATAATTTAGGAATTACTAAACAATCACTTGTACCAACGTTTAGGTTATATTTTTTATCAAGTTCTTTGTAATTATAAATTTCACCATTACAAACAAATACAATTGTACGTGTTTTATCGTGTAATACATATGGTTGATTTGAATTAAAACTAGTATCCATAATAGCTAAACGATGAAATCCAACATGAACATTAGAAAAAGTTTCTAAATGTGAATTATCTGGACCTCTATGTTGAAGATTCCAAAAATCATTTAAATACTTTTTAACATCCATATCAGATTTATTAATAATAGACCAAATTCCACACATTAATAACTATAATAATTTATATTTAGATAAGAATATATCAATTTTTATCTAAATATTTCTAAGTTTGTAAAAATTGAATAATAGTATTTAAAAAAAGTAATAATTAATATTTAATAATGAATACTTTATATTTTAGAAAAAACTTAACAAGTCCTTCGAATATAATAAAAGTAGGTAGTACAACAAGTTTATATAAAAGAGATTGTCAATATTCAACAGGTGAATATGAAAGAGGTATATATATAGGTGCTATTCAAATATTAAATTGCAAAGATAACAATTATTTATTATATATTGAAAAGCTTTGTCAAAATTTTTGTAAAAATTTACATGTTAAAAACAATGGCGGTATTGAATTTTATAAAGAAGAAGTTATTAAAATTATACCAGAATTTCTATCAAGTACAAATATCCAATTTAAAATAATTTCAAAAGAAGAAATTGAAAATATAATTAAACAAGAAAAACAAACCGAGTTAATTAACTTTTTAAACAAAAGTAATTTTTATAAATTATGTAAAAACTATTTACGAAAATTAAAAACAAAATTAAAATTAAATATACAACCTAAAGGACAACATCAAACAGAATTATATAATAATCTTGATAAATTTAAAGAAGAAAAAATAGGACAGTTAATTTGGTGTTGTGGTTTAGGAAAAACATTTATGTCATTAATGATTTGTTATAAATTAGGATGTAAAAAAATGTTAATTTGTGTTCCATCTAAATATTTATTAAAACAATTTAAAAAATCAATTGAAGATGCTTTTGGTATAACAAACCCAATATGTATATTTGATGAAAGTGACAATAAAAAAGATATATATAAAATAAATAATAATAATGATATAATTATTGTATTATCAACATATCATTCATGTAAAAAAGTATTAGATGTAGCGAACGATGATTTTGTATTTGATATTAAAATTGGTGATGAAGCACATCATTTAGTAACATCAAAAAAGGATGAAGATAAATTTACATTTGATAAGTTTCATAAAATTAAATCTGAATATACGTTATTTATGACTGCTACACAAAAAGAAATTATCAACAATAATAATGATACATATACAATGTCTAATAAAGAACAGTTTGGGTCAATAATAAGTAATAAAAATATTGATTGGGCTATTAAAAATAAGTGTATAACAAATTATAATATTGTATGTATTATGAATAGTGATGATGAAATTGATCACATATTTGAAAGTATTGATTTTAACTTAATTTGTAAGAATGATATTGAATGTAATAAAAAAGAATTGTTTTTTGCTGCATATAATGCTTTGAAATGTATTAATGAAGGTTTAGTTACACATTTACTGGTTTATACAAATAGACAAGATACAGCAGATATAGTTTATAAAATAATTAATATTTTAATTGATAAAAATATTTTTGAAAATATAAATAAAGATATTTTGTATAATAAATCATTACATAGTAATTCAAATATAAATTTAAATAACGAAGTTGATAAATTTAAAAACAAAACATTTGGAATTATTAGCTGTGTTTATATTTTTGGAGAAGGTTTTGATTTACCTAAATTAAATGGTGTTGTTATTGGTGAAAAAATGACGGCTGATATTAGAATAGTTCAATCTTGTTTAAGACCTAATAGATTAGAAAAAGGTAATCCTAATAAAAAAGCATATATAGTAATACCAACAAATATAAATAAAATCGATGATAAAATAAAATTAGTACTAACTGAAATGATTAAAGAAAATGAAAATATTATTCAAAAAATTAAATTTGTTAAAACTAAAAAAGGAAAAAAGATTTTAAAAAAATTAATTGATAAAAAAATTAAAATGAATAACTGTAAAGAAACATTAGCAAGACTTAAATTAAATCTATACAATAATGGTTGTTTTGGTAGGACTATATCAATAGAAAATGAATATAAATATAATAAAGATTTAATTAAAAGAATGAAATTTAATAGTGTAAAAGAATATTTAGATAAAGATTTTCCAGATAAAATAAAAAATCCAGATTCTCATTTCTACAAAATTTGGAAAAATTGGTTTGATTATTTATCTATAGATACATCTGAATGGATTAAAGATAAATATGAATTTATAAGATATTGTAAAGATAATAATATTAAAAGTACAACAGATTATTATAATTATATTTGTAATCATAAATGTTTACCACCAGAACCTGAATATTTTTACAATAATTTTAGTAATCTAAATGATGAATTAGGTTATAGAAAATATATTTATGTCAAAAGATAATTATATACCTATAAGAAAAACGAGTATTTTATAAATTAATTATTTTATTATTTTCAAGTTTTATTTGTAATCTAATATTCATATTACAAGTTGAACATATATTTACTATTTCTTTTAAAGTTTTATTAGAATCCGCACCTTGAACACTAAAATTATATTTTTCAATAAACTTAAAACCTCTATCACTAATATTTCCATCTTCAATATTCAAAATAGAATTATCTTTAATTATATCTTTATCATTAATATAATCATAAATATATTCTAAAATTTGTTTATATTTATTCAAATCTAATTTTATATTATTAATATAACAAGATAATATTTGTGATTTTTTAAAATCATTAATAAATATATCTTCTTTCTTTTTTTCTTTTCTTGTTAAAATCATATTCCCATTATGAAATGAAATATTATATTTTTCTATATTTTGAATAATTATATTTGTAGAATTATTATCATCAGATATATTCATATTATTAATAAATATTAATAATATAAATAGTATTAAATCAATTTTTTATTTTATAACAAATTTTAAACTTCAATATGTTCATTATTACTTTTTGTTTTTTTCGCTTTATTTTTTGTTTTACTATTTTGAATAGCCATTAAATCATCTTGATGTGTAGCTTCATCCATACCTAGTAAAAAGTCGTTATCTACAATACCTTGTTTTGACTTTTTTGTTTTATTTTTCTTTTTACCCTTTGTAGATTTTTTATTATTTGTATCATTAGATTGAGTTTCATTCACTGTATCAGTAAGTGTATCATATGTATCCTTAATAGCATCTTTTCTTAATTCTTCAATATATTGATTATATAATTGTTCTTGTTTTGGAATTTCTTCATTTAAATCATCAATCTCTTCAAATAATGGATTTAAACTATCTAATAGTTTACGGTCTTTTGGTAAAGTTATTTTAATTTGTTTTAATGTTTCTTTTGAAATACCTTTAATAGTAGAACCATTCGATAATTTATCTATTTTACAAGATATTTTTTTAATAAGATAATATAAGCATCGTGTTCTTATTTTTGATTTAATAATAAAAATATGATCACTTGGATATATTTTTCCTTTTGTAATAAAGCAGTTACCCATAGAACCATTTCTTGCAATAAGAATATTTTCATTTTCAAATAAATAATAATCAGTATATCCAGATATACCAGCTGTCCCATAATATGGATATTTAGTACCTGATTTTTCATCAGGTGTTTTATTTTTCCCTGTCTTAATATACTCACATAATTCACCTAACATTACATCTTCTGTATCATTATTATCAAGTAATTCCTGAATATCAGTTTGAACTTTTGCTTCTAAACTTTTAAGTTTTTCTTTACATTCAATAACTCTATTATATGGTTTATTAATTTTTTCTACCCAATATTTCATCTTTTGTTCTGTTTCAGGGATTGGTAATTGTAAATCTTTAATTTCATTAACTGATAAATTACCTTGAATAGAACCCGTCGTTGAATTATCATTCAATAAATTTATTCCAATAGAATTAAAAATTGTAAATAAGTAATTTTCATTAATTTTAAAATTTCTTAATAAACATAATCTTTGATTTAAAAATACATTTTCATTATTACTATTTTTATAAAATCCAATATTACAAATATTTCCTGATTTTCCAGTTAAAGTTATAATTATATCATTATTTTCTAATTTATAATTTTCATAACTTTTATTAAATTTTACAAAACTATCAATATTTTCAATATTAACATTATTATCTTTAATATCTTTTATTTTAACAACTTTACATCCATTTTTTGTAAAATCATTTTTTTTGAAAGCATAACCATTTTTTATTTCACATATATCACCTAATTTTACCATTTCATAACCATCATTTGGAACTAAAACTATTTTATTATATTTTTTATGATTAAGTGTATATTCATTTTCTACTAATTGTTCATATGTAGCAGTTGCAAGATGTTTATCATATACATCTACAATTCTATCTTTGAATGTTTTCATTTCATAAGTTCCATCTTCTTTTTCTTCTAATGTAGTTTTATTTTCTTTTTCAATAATAAGGTCATAAAATTCAATTTGTTCTGTTTTACCAGTATTACTAAACATTATAATTGATGTTTTAGTTGTTGTATTTTCAAACTGTGAAGCATCAACACTAACAACTTTGGTTACATTAAAGTTTTCAATAAGATGTTCTCTAAGATGTCCATACTTACTATCAAAAAATATACCTTCTTTAAGAACACCAACTGCTGTTCCACCAACTTCTAGCATATCCATCATCATAAGAAAGGACACAGCTTCTTTATCTTTACATTTGCTACCATCAATCTTATTGTCTTTAGCATATTGTTGAAATCTTTTTGATGAATTAGATAACATAACAGTTTGACTTCTAAATTGTGTATCTATTCCTTTTAATTCTTCACATACTTTTTCAAACTGTTTAATTTTATTTTTTTCGATTGAAGATAATTTTAGTTTAGAAACCTGTTTCATATTTTTAATCTTATATGTAGTTTTAAAATACTGTTCAATTTCTTTTTTAATCATTTGCATGATTTCAACTTGTTCCGTCTTTTCAATCTTATCTCCACCATATGGAGGATTTGTACAAATGTAATAATATTTTTTATTTTGATTATTTTCTTTAAAATTATCTTCGAATGAATTCCTTGTTCCAATATTATTTTCTGGAAATTCTCCTGTTATACAATAATATTCAAGTTTAGCATATTTAACAACATCTAAATTCATATCATAATGATAAACTTTATCAAGATTATCTTTCCAATTAAAATTATCATTATAATTATTATTTAAGTAATTCATATAACCAAGTGTAAAACCACCAGACCCACCAAACATATCAATAAATGTTTTAACATTACCATTATCATCTAATGATGGTTTTAATAATGATTCGTAAATATAATTTGTAATATGTCTATCAGTAAAATATGCACCTAATTCTGATATTGCAGTTGCATCTCTACCAATAAAATACTCATAAATTTTACCAGCTAATTGAAAATTAGTTTCTTCTATACTAACTAATTTTTCAATCATACCGATTAATTCATAAATAATATTTGGTTTTATCCCATCAGGAATAGGTGTATAAAGCATATAATACATATTATCATTTTGATAAATATTTTGTAAAACCATTTTATTTAAAAAATCAAATCCAGTATTAATATTTTCATTAAATTTTTTTTTAATTTCAGAAAATTTACAAAAAAGAGGTAACTTTGTTTTTTTAAAATGTCCATCATCTTCTATTTTTTTTAATCCATAAAATAGATTAAAAAGCTTAAGAGCATTCATACCATATCCAGCACCTTTATTTCTTAAAAAATTATGAATACTATGAACAATATCACGAAGAGTATCTTTATTACTATAAGATTGTTCTGAATCACTAGAAAGTTCAACATGTTCTTTTTTAATACAACTTAATTTTTTAATAATCTTATCAATCTTTAATGTTCCATATTTTTCTTTTAAATCTTCTTCATTTAATTTTTCTAACTCTAATTGTTTAATTCGACATTGTTGATTAAAATCTTTGGATTTTAAATGTTTATCAATATGACTTTTTTGTTTAAAAGTCTTATTTGTAATCTCGCAAAAATATACAGTATACGAAGACATTATTATATATATTATAATATATATAATAATTTATTTTTAAATCAATTTTTTTAACTCTAAAAGAGTTATTTTATATACTATCGTCAAACACATTAGATATTTTTAACTCTTAAAGTATTATTTTATGTATCGGTGGTAAACTCTTTAAATTTATTTAATATCGTATCTATATATGCATAATTAATATGATGATAACCTACTTTACAAGGTTCTTCTTTATTACAACACTCATATATATTTGTACCAACAATTGTATGTGTACATCCATGAAATTTACAAGAGTCTTTTTTATTATCATATTTATTAAATCCAACTTTACAATTACTACATTTATAAATATTATTATTTAAACTGTCAATAAATGATGTTATATCTGTCAGTCTTTTTGATAGTTTAATCTCATTTAGTATTTTATCAATTAACCATTGAGGTATACACCATTTATCACACACATAATACATTAAAAATAAATTTGTATCTTTATCAAAAATAAAAGCGTTATATCTTAGACTATCAAGAATATTTTTAATAATATTATAATCTTCATCAATATACAAATCAGATGTATCTTTAGTGTCTTCTATCATATGTTTAATCATAAAATCTTCCATAGCAAGTAAAGTTTTAACTGGTAATTTTAATATTTTATCATCTCTTGATTTAATGTTAATATAATTCATTATTATAATATAAATAATAATAATATTATAATTAGAAATCAGTTTTTTTAATAATCTTTTTAAAGAAATAAATACATATACAATAATGAGTTTAAGTCAACGTTTATCTGAATTTAATTTCGATCTTGAAACAGTTCGTATGTTAACTAGTCTTGGTAGATCAAGTAATCAAGTCGCTTCCGAGCTATCATCTCTCGATTTTAATGAACAACTTGTAGAACTAGTTCTTAATAACGAACGATTATTTAATCGTGTAATGCTTCGTATGCGTGTTTATGCTGAACAAAAATCAAATGAATCACATGTTCGAAGTGGTTTTTCTACTCTTCAAAATGATCTTGTATTAAACTTTGTAGATTATCTTTTTAATAGTGATGTTGTTCAGCCTGTTGTTCAGCCTGTTGTTCAGCCTGTTATTCAACCTGTTGTTCAGCCTGTTGTTCAGCCTGTTGTTCAACCTGTTGTTCAGCCTGTTGTTCAGCCTGTTGTTCAACACGTTGTTGAAAACAAAGAATATGTAGAAGAAAGTGATGATCAAGAAGAAGAAGAACAAGAAAATACCGTATCACGATTTAATACATTTTTCCAAGAGTGTGTATCACAAACGGAAGAAGCAACAGATATTCTCAAAGCAAGTGATGCATATCGTGCATTTACTAATTGGTGGAGTGAAAGTGAATTTAATGATAATGTACCAGATAAGAAAGAACTAAAAACATATTTAACTGAACGTCTTGGTAAATCACAAAAATCAACATGGACTAATGTATGTTTAGCATAAATTTAATAAATAGTTTAAATAATTGTGGATATAATGAGGATTGTAATAAAATAAATTGTTATTAAGTGTACATTGTAGAAATATATTGATTATCTTCATAATTATCTTGTAAAGGATCAATAAAACTGTTAAGTGACTTATTAATATCTTCATTCGATAATATTAATTTTTCTGTTTTTAATTGAATACTTTCTTTCATTATACGCAAACTATAATATTCTTTAGCAGATTGAAATAGTTTTAACATATCACCTGCATAAAATTTAAAATATTTATAATTTTTGTTAATTATTTTATTTACATAATTATTATCTTTTATTTCCCATTTTGCATCTTTTACAAATTTATTAAAAATATTATATAATTCTTCGGCATTATAACTTTCTATATTTAATTTTACGGTAAATCTTCTTTCAAGACCGCGATTATATGCTAAAAAAGATTTATCTATATCTTCTTTATATCCACCAACAATAAGTAACCATTTTTCATCACGTGTCATATTAAGATTAAGGGTATCAATACATTCTTTAGCAAAACTATCACGTCCTTCTCTATCTCCTAAACTATATACCTCATCAATAAACATAACTCCGCCAATACTATTATCAATAACTTTTTGTGTTTTAATAGCAGTTTGACCTAAATATTCAGCAATTAAATCAGATCTTCTGGCTATATTGAATGTATCATTGTCTAAAAATCCTAAAGCCAAATAAATTTTACCAATAATTTTAGCAACAGTTGTTTTACCAACACCTGGTGGTCCAGTAATCATAACATGATTTAATTCATTTGTATTATGTAAATTATGTATAAAATAGCATATAGATTTAAAAATTGCTAATTTTACATTTTCCATTCCAATAATATTATTTAATTCTTCGAGAGCAGGAATAATATTATATAGTTTTACAAATTTACTATTAGACATAAAATGAAATTTATGTAAATTATCTTTTAATTTGATAATATCAGATATCGTATTTAAATTACAAAATACTTTTTTTAAATATTCTTCTTTTTCTTGATCCGTCTGTTTAGATAATTTATTATTTTTTTTAAATTTATTATATTCTGTTAATAATATATTTTTCTTTCTTGTTTTTTTTTTAACAGGAGGATTATGTTTTATTTTTTTTGAATCGTTTTTAACAATTATTTCTAAATTATCTATTTTTCTTTTATAATTTTTAATATCATTATTTAAGTCTTTTTTATCTTTTTTTAAAAATCGAATTTCTCTATGTAATCTTCTAATTTCTTCATTATTAAATTGATTATATAACATAAAGTTCCACATTGTAGACATCTGATTTGGAATATCATTATTATAATTTATCCACTCATTTAACGTATTATTTAATTCATTATCAGTTGTATTATTTAATTCATTATCAGTTGTATTATTTAATTCATTAAAAATATTATTTAATTCATCAAAATTATCTGTCATTTATATTATTGATAATAATATTTTTAAATATTATTATCAATTTTTTTAAAATATTATTATTTATTTTACTTTTTAAAATATTATTATTTATTTTACTTTTTAAAATATTATTATTTATTTTACATACTTACCATATATAATCATACCACCATAAATAAGAAAAGCAAATACAACCATGTATATAAGTTTCTTCCCTTTATTAATTATAGAATATATCATATAAATAATATAAATAAAAGTAAAAAAATTTTGTATATAAGATTTATGTTTTTTAGATAAATTATCATATTTTTTTTTTATAGGTTTTATTGGACCAAAATTATATATTTTATTTTTTAAATGATCTGTTTTTTTTTTCATCATATCTTCAAAAGTTGCAATCATAAATTCTCCCATTTTACTGTCAGGCATTTTTAAAGCATCTCTTAGTTGATCTAAACCTATCTCACCAGACATACCACCAGGTATACGACTAAGTATATCATCCAAATTATTACGTGCTGATGTTGAGCTCATTATATATATATATATATAATATTAATTATTAATCAACTTCCTCGACGGTTGGTTCAACCGATGGTTCAACCGATGGTTCATTTGTTGATTCTGGAGCTGGTTGCTCTGGCATATTAGATTGATATGCTTTTTGAACAATTGGCATTAATTTTGCTTCTAATTCTTTATGTTTAGTTTCATATTCAGCTGTTTCTCTTGACCCATCATCTTCATCAATCCAAGTAAGTGTACTTTGAGTTTCTTCATCAAGTGTTGATGCATCATCACCAAGAGCAGTCTTCATTTTTTCATCATCTAACATGCTACTACGGAGTGAATAACAATAATTTTCAAGTTTGTTTTTTGCTTCAACACGAAGACGAATTTTTTCATCTTCATCCTTAAATTTTTCTGCATCATTTACCATTCTATCAATATCATCTTTACTTAGACGATTACTTTCATTATTAATAGTAATTTTTTCTTCTTTACCACTGCTCTTTTCTACTGCACTTACATTTAAAATACCATTTGAATCAACATCATATGTAATTTCAATCTGTGGTGTACCACGTGGCATTGGTGGGATACTAGAAAGTTGAAATTCTCCTAATTTATTATTATCACGTGTCATACTACGTTCACCTTCAAAAACTTGAATGGTAACACCTGGTTGATTGTCACTAGCAGTACTAAATGTTTGTGTTTGTTTAGCTGGAATAGTAGTTCCACGTTTAATTAATGTTGTCATCATACCTCCTGCTGTTTCAACCCCGAGTGAAAGTGGTGTAACATCTAAAAGTAGTAAATTTTCTGTTGTTTCATCTTTTACTCCTCCAAGAATTGCTGCTTGAACAGCTGCACCATAAGCAACAGCCTCATCCGGGTTAATATTTTTACATAGTTCTTTATCATTAAAATATTGACTTAACATTGATTGAACTTTTGGAATACGTGTACTACCTCCAACTAAAACAATATCATGTACTTGTCCTTTATCCATTTCTGCATCACGAAGAACTCTATCAACTGGATCTAAACATTGTTTAAATAAATGACCACAAAGATTTTCAAATTTAGCTCGACTTAGAGTTGTATGAAAATCAATTCCTTCATATAAACTATCTATCTCAATTTTTGCATTTGTTGATGATGATAATGTTCGTTTAGCTCGTTCAGCAGCAGTTCTAAGACGTCGAACAGCACGTTTATTTTCCATTAAATCAACTTTATTTTTTCTTTTAAATTCTTGTGCTAAGTGTTGAACAAGAATATTATCAAAATCAGAACCTCCTAAATGAGTATCTCCAGCGGTAGCTTTTACTTCAAATAAACCATCTTCTATTGTAAGTAATGAAACATCAAAAGTACCACCACCAAGATCAAATATAAGTACATTTCGTTCTTCTTTACTTGATTTATCTAAGCCATATGCAATAGCTGCTGCAGTTGGCTCATTAATAATACGCAATACATTAAGACCTGCAATTACTCCTGCATCTTTAGTAGCTTGACGTTGTGCATCATTAAAATAAGCAGGGGTTGTAATAACTGCATCTGTAATTTTTTCACCAAGAAATGATTCAGCTGTTTCTTTAAGTTTTGAAAGTAACATTGCACTAATTTCTTCTGGAGTAAAAGTTTTAGTTTCATTCATATATTCAACCTCTACTTTTGGTTTATTATTATCATTAACAACTGTATATGATAAAGTTTTCATGTCTTTTTGAACATCTGAATCATCATATGTACGTCCTATAAGACGTTTAGCATCATATACTGTATTAGTTGGATTTTGTGTTGCTGCATTTTTTGCAGCATCGCCAATAAGACGTTCTTTATCATTAAACCCAACATAAGATGCGGTAGTTCTATTACCCTGATCATTGGCAATGATTTCAACTTTGCCACTTTGATAGATACCTACGCAACTGTAGGTTGTACCTAAATCGATACCAATTACTGTCATTATTAATATTAGTATATATGATTTGTTTAAGTAATTTTATAAATAAAAATTATTATAAATTTCTTCCTCAATCGTATTTTTTGTAATAATGCGCATTACTTTAACTTTGTTTTTTTGTCCAATACGACATACACGACCAATAGCTTGACCTTCAATAGCAGAAATTTCATTTTTAGATTTATTAATTGGTTCAACAAAGAAAATATAATCAGCTTCAGTTAAATTAGTACCGGATGCCGAATTTTCTAAACTTAACATTATAACATTACTATTTGCTTTTTTACCTTGACTATCGACACCAAGACGAAATTTGCTAATAGCATTATTTCTAGCATAAACATTACCTTTAATAAATGTATTATCAATACCATTTTCAGCAAGAGAGCTTCCAATTAAGCTTAACATATTATCCCATTGTGAAAAAACAATAATTTTTGAATTTTCATCAAGTGTTAATTTACGAATCATAATAATTAGTTTACCTAATTTAGATCCATACTTCTTAATAAATGGATTTTCCTGTTCAACTGGTTTATTTTGTTTTGTTTTTTCTAAACTATAGAGTTGTTCGCCACTTAATTTAGTTCTACATTGTGGACATGAAGATTGATATTTCATACTCTGTAATATACATTCTTTACAAAACATATGTCCACATGGTGTTAATACTGGATTTTCCATAGTATCAAAACAAATAACACAATTTTCATCTGTAATGTCAGTTTCCTCTGTAATTTTAGTCATAATATTAATAATAAACTTGGATTCACTAATTTTTGATTTAAAATTAGCTAAAAGCATATGATAAGATTGATTAGTTTGATCTAGTTTAGAAATTTTAATTTCATATGTTGAAATAATATTAGTATGATATGTAACTAATTTATCATGCATAACATCAAGATCAACAACATCATTTCCAATAATTTTTCTAAAACTATCTGCAATTAATGGATGGCAACATAATTGTTGTAAAATAGTAGACGAACTTGATAATTTTTTACTATCATATAATTTTCTTTCTGTATCTGTTAATTCAACAAAATGATATTCTTCTTCATAACCGGGTAATTTAATTTCATCGGTAATATCAGTTTTAAGACTTCTTATAGTAATATTTTTAATAATTTTATCAAAAATTAAAGGGTGATTATAATTAAAGTCTGTTCCTATAGATTGAAATTTAAAGCCATCTGTAGATAAACTATAATCTTCATCAGTATTTAATTCACAAAATCTAAATTTAATAAATTTTAAACAATTATGAATACCAACAAAACTGGTAAAAGGTGATCCAGAAATATACCATCGAAAATTACCATGAATATTATAATTAAGAAAATCTAATAAATATTCATTTAATCTATAATTTCCTAAATTTTTTTCAAAAATTTCATGACCTTCATCAATAATGATTCTGTGAAAATTAAATACTTCTAAAAATGGTTTATTTATTTCACTATAATTTTTTCCATTTTTCATCCAATCATCAAATATATTATTAATAAATGTAATACGATCTTTATAATAATAGTTAGTAGGTGTTACATATTTATAACCTTCACGAATATAATAATTAAAATTAAGTAAAAATTGTTGTGTAACAATTACATAATCACTATTAATAATATCACTATATGTTATTTTATTATGATTTGTTTTTGTGTAAATTTTAACAATTTTTTTATTTGGTAAAAACTTTTTAATTTCTTCTTCCCATTGTTTAGATAAATGTGATGGTACAATAATTAAATTAGCTTTTGATTGAATTTTTTTATCTTTAATTTGTCCAACAATACCTTCAAAAGAATTAAAAAATGTTAATCCTATCATTGAGATTGTTTTTCCTAATCCCATCTCATCAGCTAATATACCACCATTTGTTTTAACAACAAGAGGTTTATCATTATTATCATTATATTTACTTGAATTTATATTATAACTAAACTGCTTATCATGAAATTTAATATCAACAATTGAAGAAATATTTATATCTTTATTTGATTCTAAATCTAACATTTTTGTAATATTTTGTTTTTGATATTTAAAAAATTGTGGAAATTTAATACTAATAAATGATTTTTCTTGTGGTAAATAATTATAAAATGATTTATTATTTAATGTAAAATTACGTATATTTAATAGTTTTGATGAATAAATACATGCATCTATACTATATAATTTATTTAATGCTAAATCCATTATATCAGTATCAATACTAAAATTAAATGTTAGTTTACTATGAGAAAGATGATTAATTTTTAAATTGTATAATCCTGGAATTGTATCATAATAATAATCAATTAATAAACTTATCTCAAAAGGATTAGAAATTTTTAGACTAAAATATTTCTCCACATTATCTTTAATAATTTTTATCATTATTACAATACATCTAAAAGCTTCCATTTTACTTATATTATAAAGTTCATATGTAGCATTTTTTATAGTTTTTGATTGACCAACATATATTTCAAAACTTTTTATATTAAAAAAAGGCATTATAAAAAGTAATAATAATAATAATAATTAATATTATCAATTTTTATATCATAAAAACATGACCACATTCTAAACAAGTTGCATATAAATCAGCCGGTTCATCCGCTGCTCTTTTTTGAACTTCTCTAATTTTTACATTACTTTTTTTACACTTAGGACAATCAACAAGACCTTTAGTTCCACCATCATCTTTTTTATCATTTTTAATTGATGTATTTGGTGCTAATTCTTCTTTTGTTAAAAATGCTAATTTTTTAGGATTAAATTCTTCATTCTTTAATTTAGTAATAATAAATTGTAAATTTTTACTTTTAAAAATATTAATTAGTTCTTCTGCTTTTGAATTATAAATTTGTTCTAACAAAAAAGGAGTTCCATTATTTTTAGCATACTCTTCACTAAATATGTAAATACTTTCTTCAATATCTTTATCAACATCAGCAGGAATATATTTAGATATTTCTTTTAAAACTGTTTCTCTAATATCTTTACTGATCATTTATAAAAATATTTAGAATATTATTATTTTTATATTTAATGAATCCAGATTATGAAATTGAACAATACTGGTTAGGTTTAAAAAAAAGTATGATAAATTTTTATGAAAACAAAAATTATTCAAGACCTATTATAGCTTGGTCAAATAATTTAAATAAATTACAAAAATTAAAGAAATATGAATTAATTGAAGACAACATTAAAAATTATATTAGCTTATATGCAATCGATTTAATTAAATCAGTTGATATGTATCATAGTAGAATATTAAAAACAAATATTAAAAGATGGAATAAGATCTCAAATAAATATAATTTTAATATAATAAGTACAACACAAAATATAATATTTGTTTTATTTTTAATTTATATTGAATTAACTGAAAAGAACGTTGATAGTAATATTCTTAATATTTTTTATGAAATAGAATTAACAATATTATATAAAAATTATAATTCTCTTATAAAATATTGTGTTGAAAATAATAAACCAACAATATTAGAAAAGTTAAATAAAATTATAGATATTAAAAATATACTAAAAAATATATATAATTTAGATGATAAATATAAGGACTATGGTTTTAAAAAAATAATACAAATACTTAATTAAATAGTAAAAGTATAACCACATTCAACACATGTAATAAATACAGTTGCTGGTTCATCGCCTGCTCTTGTTTGTCTTTCTGATACAGTACATTTACTATTTTTACATTTTTTGCATGTATATGCATCTGTTGTACCATTATTTTTCTTTTTTAATTCAATAAGTTGTTTTTTCTTAATAATATCATTATATGTATCTGGATCTAATTCTTCTGGTTGAAGATTACAAATATTTTCAGGATGTAGAGTTTTATTTTTAATAAGTGTTTTTAAATAATCATTTTTTACAAATAATTGATGTATTTCATCAAATTTTGTATTAAAAATTTCTTTAATTAAAAAAGGAGTTTGATTAATTTCTGCATAATTTAATGTATATGCAACAAGACCTCTTATAATTTTTTTTGAAATTGTTTTACCACATTGTTTGCTTAAAATATCAATATAAGTTAAACAAAAAGTATCATCAAGTTCCATTAAAGTAATATAATTTATATTTTTAAATATAATAAATCAATTTTTTAAAATTTCTTCAATTAAAAATTATTTTTCTTGCAAATATTTTTTTTCAACTTCAATATCTGGTAATACATACATATAATTAAAATGATGAATAACATCTTTTTCTAATTTATTAACGTATCCAGTATTTGAATTAATATAGAATAAATTACGTAAATTAGTATCAGATGCATTATATCTATTTTTATAATATGTTGAAGGAATATTAAAATTCATTTTATAATCATTATATATATCACCTTCTAATAAAATGAAACGAACATTTTTTTCATCATAATATTCTGCATTATATAATCTTGGTTTAAATAATTTATGAGTAATCGGTAAAAATCCTAATGCTGTTTTTAATGAATTTACATTTTCAGTATTAATATTATATAAATTATTCCAAAATGGCATTTTATTTACATATTTTATAAATAATTTAGTTTCATATTTATTTAACCATGTACCAAATCCTCTCATTCTATATTTATTAATAATTTCAATCGGATCTTTAGTTCCTGCAACATATTTATAATTAAGATTCATATATGTCATATGAGCAGTAATAAATGATGGACTCATATATACATTATTACCATCATAATAAGCTCTTACACATGGAACATGAAATTGATTAACTACGCCCATAAAATCATTTCCTTTAATTGGAAAAATTTCTAGATCATGATCAATATATGCTGAAGAAATTCTGCATTTTATATTAAATTTAACAAAACAATCTTCATCAATTAATTTAAACTCATTAGTTTGATTATCTTCATTTTCCATAATATCAAGAGAATGCTGAAGATCTTCTTCACTTATATTAATATTAGAATTTACTTGTTCTACTGTATTTTTATACTTTCTATCAAATAATCGAATAGTAATACAATTTTCATCAAACTTAAAATATTCTGGATAAATTACTTTTAAATTTTCAATTTCTTCATTACTAAAATCTTCTAATTCTTTTTTATAGAATTTGTCATGTTCTTTTTTAATAATCGGTATTAATATTTTTTTAATTGGATCAGAATTTAATTTTGAAATAATAATATCATAAGGAAGATTAAATATTTTAATATTTTCCATAATAAATTCTTTATCAACAAAAAAATATGTTGTTTTTAAAATATTATATTTAATATGTTCTTTTAATGAACCTTCATTTAATTTAATAATATTATTACTAATTTTCTTATATAAAGTTTTACTAATATCAAGTAGTTCAAACATATTTTCAGTTTTAATCATTATATCTATATCTGATTCTGAATAATATTCAGTAAAATATCTATCATAAATTTTTTCCATAGTATTATTTTCGGGTGTTGTAAATAATTTTAATAATGGATGTTCATATTGCATACAAGCTGTCATTGCACTTCCTGTAATACCCATTTTATTTTCTTTAAAATTAATACCCTCAAAAATATTATTACTTTTTTTACTTGTACAAAAAATATTAAGTCTATTTAAGAATTCTGAAGTATTACAAATTCTACTATTATGTTTAGACCAATCAATCTGTAAACTACCAATATTCATATTTGGTTGTAAATCATTATTACTAACCATTAATGGACAATATGGATTAGTCTGTGGATTATCTATATCTAATGGAAAAACAGGTAATAAACATGCTGTTTCTGCAGTAAAAATATATGGATCATTTGATTTAGCATATGATTTTTTAATTGATTCTTCAAAATATAATTTTAACCAAGAATAACCAATTAAATATTTAAAAAGATGAATATACTTATTAATATTTTTTCCCATTAATTTTAATACATTTGAATTATTAATAACAAGATGCGAATAACGTTTAGAAATAAGCAAGTGGCAAAACATTAAAAATTTATTTTCTGAATTTAAACATTTTAACATATTATAAATATCATCATTAGTAAACTCTGTATTTTTTTCTATATAATATAATTTAAAACCTTTTTTATTTATAATTGTTGAAGGATCAATATATTTTTTATTCTTATAAATTTCTTCTAAATAGTTATCATCTAATTTTTCTTTTTCTAGCATTTCTAAAAATTTATTAATTTCATTATTTCCATTTATATTTTTAAATAATTTCATATTAAATTTTCTTTTACTAAATTCTTTTGAAAGATTTAATTTACAATTTAAAAAGTTTGTCCAATAATCACTTTCTTTTAAGCATAGAATCATATTTTTAATAATTATATTATTTTTAAAAGTATTTGTAGAATTAAATTCATTCATTAGAATGATCATATTATAAATTTCTTTTAAATTATCTTTTTCATTATAAGAGTCAATATAATTTTTAATATCATTAAATGTTGAATTAAAAATAGTAACAACAAATATATTTTCTTCTAAATCATAATTAAATTTATTACAAATATTCAATATATTTTTATCAATATAAACAAGATTATTATAATGTGAATCACTTTTTAAAATTTTATTACTACATTTATAAAGAATAAAATTTTTAATTTTATCTTCTGTTAAGTTACTAGATATAATATCCATGTAATTAATTTTTTCTAACGGTACTAAAACATATAAGTCTTTACAGTATTTCATAATATTATTTCTTACTAAAGATACATTTTCTCCATTATCATCAAATGTAATAACATTTTTAGGAATTAAAGGATTAAAAATATTATCATTATATTGAATAGACATTAATATTTATTCAATATAATAATTTTATGTTAATAAATCAATTTTTTATAATTGTTAATATGGTACTAATATAATAATTTACTATATGTTTTATCATCATTAAGTTTAATATAATCTTTATTTATCATACATTTAATCGATTTATTAAACATTTCCATATCTAACTTAAATAATGAAATATGTGTTTTACATTTTTCAAATAAATCATGTTTCGATAATTTTTCAAGTTTTAAAAAACTATTAATATTTGTATTAATAATATTATTTCTTGTGAACGAGATTTCTTCAAATATTTTATGTTTTAATTTAGCATTTGTATTATTTATTTTATTAAATATATTTATAAAATTAAAGTCATTATTACTAAATTTTTTATTTTCAATATATTTATTACTATTAATAATTATAAGATTACTATCAACTAATGATAGAATAACTTTTTCAATAAAATCATCTTTATAATTTACTAACTTTGTTTTTAATTCACCCATTAATTCATTTTTTGTATATATTTTATTATTTGCAAATAGTTCAAAACATATTAATTGAATAGGTAACATTCTAACATTAACTCTACCTGTTAGATTTTTAATTGTTATATTAACATAACCAATATCTAAATGATATAATAATTGATGAATATCTTTATCAGAACGATAAACTTTTTCAATATCAAAACATTTATTTGAAAATTCTCCTTTAAAATTTGTATTATCATTAAAAATAGCATAACCATTATTAATATTAATATCCCACATATTTTCCGTCATTATATATATATTTGAACTTATTCCATCGAATGAACTAATTAAGACATCTCTTATAATTGTTTCATATTTTAGAATATTATGATTTATTTTCAAATATTCTAAAATATTAGTTTCTTTTTTAATATCACAATTTTGATAAACAATTCTTTCTATTAATTTTTGTTTCATTAATGTGTAAAATATATCTTTATTTTTAATATATCCACTCATTATAATATAACTTTTACAACATTTATTATGTATAATATTATAATTAATAGTTTCTACTAATTTAGTAATAATAAAATCATTTTCAAAAAATTCTTTATTAAATTGTGAAAAGATTGCTTGTAATATACCATCATTTTTTGATATGTCAATAAATATTTCTAAAAGTTTTCCTATTTGATTAAATTCTATTTTTTCATTATTATAATATATTTCATTATCTTGAATTTTCATAAATACTAACGCAATTGTCAAATACGGATAAATATCTGTGGTCTCTAAATTTTCAAAATAATATTTATAAGTTTTAATAAAATCTATAAAAGCAGAAATATTTAAATGTGTAACAATAATTTTTAATTCTGATTTAATATAATTAATTATATTATTTAAAAAATCTTTTTTATAAATATTAATATATTTAAATCTTTTTTTAAAATCTATATAATTATCAATAACTAATTTAAAATTATAAATATGATTAAATGTTTTATTTTCTAAATTATCAATTTGATGTTCTAAAATGTTTACAATTATAGTATTTTCTAATTGCTTTACAATAGAAAGGTATATGTCATTATCTGGACTATATACTGATATATCACTAATATTTTTAAAAAATTTATATAAATTTGAATTAGTAGCAATTGCATTTTCAATCAAGTTATTAATTATTTGATCAGATATAATAATATCAATAAAACTAGTTATACAATGTTTTATAATTAATGAACTTCCTAATTTATAATCTTTATCATATTTATTAATAGATAAAGATGATTTGTGTAAATATGAATTAATCTTTCTTGTAATATTAATATATTCATAAATATAATTATTAATATCAATATGAGTAAATTCATTTTTTTTTACTAACTGTTTAAAATGTAATCTTCTAGCACGATTATGTGTATCCATTACTCTTTCAATAATCTTTAACAATTTGTTTTTATCATATTCATTATTACTTAAAATATTATTAAGTAATAATGGATGATATATAATATTATTATTCAGTAAATTTTGTATAAAAACAGAAACAGTTTCATTAATATTAATTTTACCTTCAATAGGAATATTATTAATAATCCCAAATTTATCTGTAAGAATAGACATTAAAAATAATGATATAATTATATAATATGTAATAATCAATTTTTATATTACAAATGGATTATATCTAGGTTGATTTAAATTATATATTTTAGCAGTATATACATTACCATCAAAAGGTAAAGTTAATTGATCATTATCTCTTATTTCTCTTTTATTATCTAATTCAATAGGAAATTTAAATTCTAATCCTCCTGCATCAGCACCACGAACATAATACTCCCATTCATATGATCCAGGATATATTCTTCTACCATATAACTGATATTTTTTATCTTTTTCATTTAATGAATCATATAATAAACCAATCATCTGATAATCATCGGGAGTCCCTCTTGTTCTTTCATAAAAATTTACAACTGGATATTGTTGTTTTTCAACTCTTCTTTCTGGAGGTGATAAAGGATTTTGAACAACTTGTTTATCCCTATATTGTAATCTATATGATAATTCATCATCATTATAATTTTTATATATATATCTTTGTTGATTATTTTGTAAATTAGGTGTAAAATTACTCATTACATCTGCTTTATATGTAACATGTCCAATAACAAGCATAATAAATATATATAATACTTTAATCATTAAAATAATTAAGAAAATTGTTTTATATACTATTATATTTATACTCAATATGTGATAAATTTTTAATAAAATAATAAAATAGTATAAGAGTTTCTTTATTTTCACTATTAATTATTTTTTTATAATCAATATAATCAGAATAATCTTGATACTTATTTAATAAAAAAAATAATTTACTGCTATTCCAATATTCTAATAATATATTTATTAAAAAAGAATAATAATATTTTACATTTTTATGATTAAAATTAATTATTTCAAAACAGTCGTCAATAATTATTTCTAATAAACTTAAATTTGATGGTAAATTTAAACCGAGTATTTTACTATAAAGTATAAATGATATTAATTTATCTTTGTTTATATCATAAAAGCGTGAGTCTAAAAATAAAATACTATTATATTTAAAAATATATTTTAAATTTTCAATAATAATTATCATCTATTAATATTGAGAATTTAATAAATAAAATAATAAACTATAAATGTTTTTTTAGTTTTCTCATCGATAATTCTTTCTCTTGGATAAATAAATTTTATATTATCTTTTACCAAATATGTCGCAATAGATAAATGTAAATCTAATTGAAATTTATTATCTAATAAAAATCTTGAATTAACTAACTGTGTTTTTAGATATAACATTTTATCTGCATTAAATCTATTATTTTTATCGGAATTAAATAACATAGTTTTAAATGGCTCAATTTTTAAACCATAATTTAATAATTTTCTAACTAAAGTAGTTTCATTATATAAAAATTCTGGAATCATCCATCCCCAAAGCCAAATTTGTGTATCAGTATCAAACATACCAACAATTTCATAAGTAAATTTGTCATTATTATTAAATAATATTGTTTGTTTTTCTCTGTCTATTTTTACATCTTGTGTATTTATATATTTTTTATATTTTTTTAACATAACATCATAAGATTTAAATGAATCTTTAATAATTTGATCTAAATTAATATTCATATTAATATATTAAAGATTTTTTCTAATTAAAATATAATGAAAGAAATTTCTAGTTTTTTTAAACAAAATAATTTAATTCCAACTGTAATAATAACTATACTTTCTACATTTTTAACAGATTTTTTTATATCATTTTTAGAAAATATTATTTCACCACTAATTGATTTTAATAATGATGGTGTAGAAGATCATAAAAATTTATCTAGTTATACAATTAAAATTAATGGTAAAATAATTAAAATCGGACTATTTTTATTTAGTTTAATAAAATTAATAATTATAATGCTAATAATAGTAGTTTTAATTTATTTATTAAAATAATTTTTCTTATTTATTTTAATGATTGTTTATGTCATAGCTTCTATTACATGTGGCTTTATGTATTATAATTATAAAAATAAATATACCTTAGTATCTAATATACCATGTGTAAATTTATCAGATAAATATAAAATTTATAAAAAAAATATCTTAAATAAAAATAATACTAATAAAATAAGTTGGGATAACCAAATAACACCAGTTAATTATGAAATTAATAAAACCCAATTTTTTAAAAAATTAGAAAAAACATTAGAAGATATAAGAAATAAAAATCATTTATGTTTTTGGATTTTAGAAAATAATATTTATAAAATTAAAAATTATAATGTTGTTGCTTTTAACTTAAAATCTATTTATAATTATGAATTAAATAGTATAGAGAAAAAAGATTTTTTAGAAAATTTAGCATTATATTGTCATAATAATAAAATAATATTTGTAATAATTTCTGAAATTAGTCCTAAACTGTTTAAACAACATGAACCTAAATATTTTAATAAAAATAATTACTATTCCCCATTTAATTATAAAAATAAAATGTTTGGAAATATTCAAAAATTAGAACTTAATAAATTTGCACAAAAACCAGCAAATATTAGTATTAATCGTATTATATTAGATATTATGAATCGTTATTGTTGTAATAAAGATAAAATTATTTACATTGATAATCAATCTTTAATAAACATGAATAATTTTAATCCATTTATAAAAGAAAATAATTAAGATAAATTTAAATTTTGTAAAAGTTTTTCTCTTTCTTTTTCTTTTAAGTAGTATAATAAAGATAAAAACATTCTTCCACAAAGCTGAATTACACGTGCTTGTAAAGATAATAGTCCTCCTATTACACCTAATAACTCAATTGTACTATATTCTGTAGTATTATATTTAATATTAATATATTCTACAACTATAGAAAACCCAATTGATGCTAAAAATTGTTGAAATATAATAAATCTTTTTTTAAACTTATTCGATAATTCTATATTATACATTATTTTTGATTTAATCCTTTTTTTTTCAGATTTATCATCTTCTAAATCTTCAAAATAAATTGGCTTTGAATAACATAATTTAGCTAAATAAGAAAAATTCCATGTGAGTATTAGCAATGAAATAAATGTAGATATAAATATATAAAAATTATTTCTAAATACTTTAAAACATAACATTATAGGAAATAGTATAGAGGATGGAATAAAGAACCTTTTATAATTAAATAAATAACCAAAATTATTTTTCAATACAATATCATATTGATCTTCCATTATTCTTTAATAAACTTATTTATTTAACTATTTTAAAAAAATATATTTAATTATAATTAGATATATGATAGCAAATAAAAAGATATATTGCTCTAACTGTGGAAAATATGGTCATGAAAATAAATTTTGTGAAATTCCTAGTGTATCTGTTGGTATTGCATGTGTTTACTTGAATAATGATTTAAAAAAAAAAATTATAAATATTTCAAATTATAATGAAAATATAGAAAATTATAATTATAAAAGATTGTCAAATTTAAATAAAATAGAATATTATAAAGATAAAATAAAATTTCTTTTAATAGAAAGAAAACATTCTTTAAATTATATAGAATTTATAAGAGGATTATATGATGTAAATAATATTAATAAAATAAAAAAAATGTTTTCATTAATGTCACAAAAAGAACATAATTTAATAAAATTAAAAGATTTTGATATGTTATGGAATAATTTATGGTTAAATACTGCTAAAAAAAAAGAATTTAAAAAAGAATATTTAATATCTAAAAAAAAATTTGAAATAATAGATAAAAATAATATGATTGATGATTTTATAAATTTAGGTACAGACTTTAGTACAGCAGAATGGGAATTACCCAAGGGTCGTAGAAATCCAATAGAAACAAATTTAGAATGTGCAAAAAGAGAATTTGAAGAAGAAACCGGATATACAGAGTCGCAATATGTCGTTTTAAATAGTATATTAAATTTAAATGATACATTTATTGGAACAAATGGAAAAGAATATAAACATATTTATTTTATTGGTATTTTAAATGATAGTAATAATATAATAAATACTATTAATAATAAGGAAGTAGCACAAGTTAAATTTTTATCATGGGATAAAGCAATAACAAAAATTAGACCATATTACCAATCAAAAATTCAAATTTTAAATGATCTATTTTTATTTTTTATAAATATTTGTGAAGATAGTAATATAAATTGTGTAATTAATGAATAGACATAAAAGAATACTAATATTATAATTTAATATGGAATTAAATTATAATATTATATTATCATATCTTTGTCCTAAAATTGAAGAGAATAATGTAAAAAAAACTATTAATATTATGCAAAAAATAGACCATACATATTTTTCTGATTTATTTAATGATAATTATTATAGATATGGTGTATATAAATATGATAATGAAAATAATAATATTTCTTTATTAATGTCATTATTATATTGTTTAGATGATAAATATATTAATTATACAAATGATGACATTAATAATATTGTACAAATATATAGAAACAATATTAAAAATTTTAATTTAGATAATTTTATTAATACATTTGACATGAATTTTATTATTTTTAATTTTAATAATGGAAATATTTATTCAGGATATAATAGTGATTATTTAAATCCATGGAAACCAACTATTTTTCTTGCTAAAGAAGACGAATTTTATGAACCTATTGTTTCAAATGATAATAAATTATTTAATTATTCACAAAATAAAAATAATATTTTAAAAACAACTATATTATTTCAAAATATTAAATATATTAATAATAAAAAAGAATATATGTTAAATGATAATATTAACGAAATTTTAGAAAATGATAATTTAATAAAAAATAATGTATCTGATACATTTATAACAACATTTGATATTTCTAAAAATATTAGCTTAAATAAACTTAATAAAATGAGAAAAACAGAATTAATTAATTTACTTGGAGAATTAAATATTAATTTACAATTAATTAAGCCTACTAAAAAAGATATTATTACTTTAATATGTAATAATTATAGTATAAGTTAAACGATTATAATATATTTAAAATATAATTATAAATATAATGCCTGGACCTGATATATGGGGACCACATGGATGGCGTTTTTTACACTATATAACTTTAGGTTATCCTAATAATCCAACTCAACAAGATAAAGATGTATATAGAAATTTTATAAATCATTTTAAAGAAATTATACCATGTGGATTATGTAAAAATCATTTTAAAAATAATTTAATAAAACATCCATTAACAGATGATATTATGTCTAATACTAGAAATTTTATTAATTGGAGTATTGATATGCATAATGAAGTTAATAAATCAAATAAAAAAAGAATGTTAACTTATGAACAAGGTTTTCAAGAAATTTTAAAAAATTGTCATGGAGATGAATGTAATTATAATTTAGATGAAACATTTTTAAATAATGAACCAATTGATAAAAAAAATAATGAACAAAATAATTATTTTTTAATTAGTATTATTATTATTTTAACAATATTATTAAGTATATCTTGTGTGTATATATATATGAATATTGAAACATGATAAATATATAAATATATAAATATATAAATATATATATATATATATGTCAAAATATGAAAATGTAAAATCTACAATAACAGAAATAGAAAACATTTTAAAAAATTTAGAAAAAAAAAATATGTCTACTACGGAAATAGAAGATTACTTTTTTAAACATCATAAAGATATTATAGAAAATTATCCTTTTTTAGTAATGACACTATCAAATAATGAAAATAAAAGTGAAAATAAAAAAATGTTAGATTATATGCTAGAAAATTTAAGATTAATGGAAAATGGTACTAAAAGTTCATATGAGGCTGAATTAGAAGTTGGTCAAAAAATAGTAGATGATTATGTAAAACCAAATTTAAAAGAATAAATAATTGCAATAAATATAATACATATTATAATAATATTATTGATCATATTAATAATATTATTTTTACTTAAATCTTTAATCATATAATTATTATTAAAAATAAATCCTCTTTTTTCATAATATTTACGAACACCAACCCCCGAAATAACTGCAATTCTTTTATAGTTATTAGAAATAGCTATTTCTTCTGCTTTTTTAATTAATTGTTTTCCTAACCCCATATGTTGAATATGAAAGTTTTCATTATTTACTTTTGTCATATTTCCATAAACATGTAGTTCACGAATCATTGCACATTTATTTAAAAAAGGAAACATATTTACTTTTTTAACTATATTATCTTCTTTATTTTTACGGTGAATTCTTGGTTTAATATCATCTATATATCCCATATTATTAGATAATCGCAGACGACAAAATCCATAAATATATTTTTGATCTTTACTTTCAAAACTAATAAAATATTCATCCCCATTAGATGCTTTATAATTACGAACTATTAATTCCATATCTTTACTAGCTTCAAGGGCAATACGATTATTTTTAACTTCTCTATTTCGAATACATTTTGAATAGATTCCTCGTTTTTTCATTTCTTCTTCAATATTTTGACGATAATTAGGAATATTATTACCAGCAGTAATATAAAAGTCAGGTATATCTCTAATTACACGATTTAATCTAACCCATGGATGAACATTTTTCATAAAATGAATAAGAACTTCCATTAATTCCTCTTGGCTATAATGTAAATTCATACCTTTATCTTCCCATTGTTTCGTAACAGTCCAATCCATACTTGAAAATGGATATAATTTTGCTTGATCAAATCTAACATTTTTATCACTTAAAAAATTTTCTGCCATTTTCAGATCATCTTCATATGTTGCAAATGGCAAGTCAAACATAATATGAATATCTACCTTAAATCCACAGTCAAGAAGATTTTTAATTGCACGAACAGTATCTTCATAATAACACCCCCTGTTTATTTTTTTTAAAATTTTATCATTTAAACTTTGAACACCTATTTGAACACGTGTACACATCATATCATTTAGCATTTTAAGTTCATTTGCTGTAACATGATCTGGTCTAGTTTCAAGTGTTAGTCCAATTACACGAACGATTGTAGTTTCATTAATTTTTATTTCCTCTGCAAGTGTATATCTTTCTCTTCTTTTATCACTATCAACATAAAATGTATTTGCGGCATAATAAAGATCACGAATAAATTCATAACGATAATCTACAGGATATGATCCCCAAGTTCCACCAAGAACCATAACCTCAAGTTTATCAATATTTAATCCACATAGAAGAAGTGTAGACATTCTATCCCACATTTGTCTAGCACCATCAAAATCATTTTCATTTGCACGACGAACTGCTGGTTCATGATATAAATATGATCTAGGTTGTTCAGTAAAATTATTACCTTCATGAGCTGGTTCTTTTGGACAGTAATAACAGTTATGTTCACAACTAAATTTTTCTCCATTTGGATATGGTGATGACAAAACAGTAATTTGAGTAATACCAGAATTAGTTCTACACAATTTAGCTATATTAAATGTTTCAAAATCACAATTTCTTTTTAACTCTCCAATTTGAAACATTTTATAATATGTATAATTCATTGTAGCAACAGAAGGATTAATAGAATATTTTTTAGACAATTCTTTTTTTATCTTTGTAAATTCATGTTTATTTTTAATATTAGATACTTGTAATTTTTGAATAAATTCAGAAATATATTTTTTACATATTTCTGGATCTACGTTTCTATATATATTTTTAATTTGTAAATTACTTGTTTTTATTTTCAAATCTTCTATTTCAGTTAACATTACATATTAATAATATATTAGTTAAAAAAAATATATTCAATTTTTACTGTTAATTATGCTTAGTAAACTATTTAGGGGGCCGCGGTTGTAACGAATGATGTTGTAGTTGGTAAATGATTTTCTTGATAACTTATAAAATCAATAAAATAACAAAATAAATCAGATAATATGTCTTTATTATTATCATCAATAGCAACAAATTCCATATTATATTCTTCAATAATTATATTATACAATTCTGAATAATTTGGATTTGATAAAAATTGTATATTTAAAATAGTCATAAGAATAATAATTACCATATAAAACATATGACTTTTCATTGCATCTGTATTTAAAACAATTGAACTTGTAGTTGATGATTCAGTATTATTATGGTCACTTTGAAATTTTTCAAAATTAGAATTATTATAATTTTCAGCATATTCTGATGTAAGTACTGTACTCATAAAAGAGAATATCTCATCGGTAATTATTAAAGACCCATTATTTGTATTTTCATTAACTCCCATTGTTAAAAATACATGAATTATAGTATCTTTTATTTTTAATAAATCAGATATAGTATCTATTTTATCAAATATAAATGTTATAAATATTTGGATAAATATAGTTATATATATTATAAATTTTTTAGGTATTTTAAAGTGGTTTAATAATTCACTAATTTTCTTTATTTGATTATTTTTTGATGGCTGATCAGTTTGTTTACATAATTTACCAATTTCTGCTAATAATATATTTATTCGAGTTGATGTTTGAGGGGTTTTTATGTTATTATTTAATATATATAAATAATGTTGTATAAATATTACACCATAAATTAATACTTCATCCATTAATTTTAATATATTATTTTTTACACTCAAAAAATAATCAATCAATACTTTTTTAATATCATTTGTAATATATCCTTCATTTTTAGTAATTAAACATATAATTCTACCTATTTCATAAGGATTTAAAATATTTTTAACATTATTATAACATTCATTATATAATGCCTCATTATTTTCAAAAGAAACTATAGACTGCATTTTATTTAAAAATCCTGAACTATCATCTAATGATACTAAATTACTAATTAATGTATCTATAGTATCTCCATTCTTTTTATCTGTAACTATTTTAGTATATTTTAAAATATTTGTAATTATACCAAAAGTATTTAATTCTTCGTATTTTTCAGGTAATTCAAGATTTTGCTTTATTTTTTTATATAATCCTAATTCTAATTTATAACTTAAATAATATTCTGGTAATATATTATATTTTCCATCTATTAAAGCTTCTTTTTCATAATATTTTACTTGTGTTAAATTATGTTTATCAATATTATTATGTAACTCTAAGCTAACTAATGTATTATTAAATATATAATTTTCTGTATTTATTGTATTTTTTTCATTATTATTTAATTCAAAAGTTCCAATAAAGAAATCATCATTATACTCATTCATATTCATAGAATAATTTATTTCATTATGTATTTTTGCATAATTTTTAGATGATCCTTTAAATTTTATTTCTTTTATAGGACTCTTTGTTTGTATAGAAATAAAAAAATATTTTTCAAATGTCATTGAGATTTTATGAATCTCTGTTATTCCGTTAGTATAAATAATATGAATTTCATTATTACTATTATTTTGACCATCTACAAATTCACCTTCTATAACATAATGTTCGAATGGGTTATATTTAAAAAATATTATATTTTCTTCAATTAAATTATGTTGGTAAATATTATATAATGTTGAATCATAAATAGCAATTCCATTAGCAGGACTATATGGAATATATGTATAATCACCTTTTTCTAAATATAAACTAATAAAACCATTTTGATGTATTTCATAATAGTCTAATAGTAGCGAATCACGCGTATTTAAATTATATATTTCACCAACACCAGTAGATTGAACAGTTTCATAAGGATAAGGTATATTTTCATAATTCATCGATAAAATAATATTATATGTACCTCCTTGATGAATTCTAATATCTGAAGGAAATACACTATGTAAATATGGATCATGTACATCTGGAGGATAGACCTCATCTGAATATTTAGTAATATTTAAAGTATCATTATTAATTATTAACTCATAGGAACCTACTGTCTGGTACATATTTTCGTCATTACTATCCCATCCGTTTGGAGGATTACCTTTAATGAATATTTTAAATCTTACCTCATTTTTGTAATCTCCATTCCCCAAACCTACATTTATATTATATATTCCATTCTGTAAACAAAATTCGTCTCTACTATAGTTGGAGACTTCTAAAGTATTATCGTAAATTATGTATCCGTTTGAATCATATATTTCTAAATTATTACCTTCCCAACCATTTCTCGAGGTATCTAACATATGCAATTCAAGTGTTGTTTCACCATTGCTACAACCACCTCCAGTTGTTGGTGCTCCAGTTGTTGGTGCTCCAGTTGTTGGTGCTACAGTTGTTGGTGCTCCAGTTGTTGGTGCTCCAGTTGTTGGTGGATATATTTCTTTTAACTCATATAATGTTTCTAATTTATAGGATGATGCTGAATCATTAATCAACAAATATGTAATATTATTGATATTATCATTTATACTATCATAAGTAAATTGAACATCTGATATTTCTGGGGGAATATCATATTTCTGATTATGAAAATTACTTCCACTATTTTTAAATTGTATCCAAAATGATAATAATTCAAGATTACCTTGATTATTTAAATGTTCATTATTACTTATTTTGTATATATATTTATTTGAGTTTAACTCATTTTTTAATATAGAAATATTAACATTCCTACCTTCTTCATTTATAACTTCTAAAGTATTATCTAATTCAACTGTTGTTGGAGCTCTAGTTGTTGGAGCTCCAGTTGTTGGTGCTCCAGTTGTTGTTAGTGAAACCATATATATATATATATATATATAGAATTTTATAAATTTTTATATATTTATAAAAAACTATTTTTTATACTAAAGAATATTCTAATACTTGTGAAAATTTATCAATAGATATAACTTTAAAATTTTCACATAATAAATTACTATTACGTTTATTTATAATAATTAAATCTTCAGCATTTTCTTTTGGAATTAAAACAAGTGTTGCTCCAGCCCGTTTTGCTCCTGTTAGTTTTTCTTCTAAACCTCCAATTTTAGTTACTTCACCACGTAAATTCATTTCACCTGTCATAGCAATTGTATGATTAACTTTTTTATTCATTAATCTAGAATAAAAGGTTAATCCCATTGCAGCACCAGCAGAAGGACCATCTTTTGATACTGCGCCATCAGGACAATGAATATGAAAACTTTCTGGATACTTTTTCCATCTTTCCATCCATTCATTTTGTATTTCTTTTGGAATAAAATTCCATGCAACAGATAAGGCAACCTCAATACTTTCTTTAATAACTTTTTCTAAAGACCCAGTTGCTTTAATTTCCATACATGTTTTTGAAGGTATCATAGTTGATTCAATTGGTAATACTCCACCATTTCCTAAACTATTTGCCCATAATCCATTTACCATACCAATATGATCTTGTTTATGAATTAGTTCGGGAATAAACTTATATTTATCTTCAAAAATAGTGCTAAATACTTGATTAGATAATTTATATGGAAACTCAATTTGTTCATTACATATGTTATTTTTAGTAAGATTTAAAACATTCAATTCTCTACATAACTCGTATAAATGTTTTTTTAATCTACGAACACCTCCTTCATTTGTATAATTATTAATTATATTTAAAATAATATCTTCAGAAATTATAATTTTATCAGTAATTCCTAAATCTTCTAAAATACTTGGTAACATATAATTTTTTACAATATGTAATTTTTGTGGTAAAAGTAAATGTTTTGTTTCAATTGTAGTAATTCTATCAAGTAAAATATAATTTACTCTATTAATTTCATTAAATGAAAATATAAATGTTGCTTTTGATAAATCTAAATTAATACCATGAAAATATTTATCTCTAAAATGAGAATTTTGTACAGGATCTATAAGATGAATTAACATATTAATAATTTCTTCACCTTTTCGTGTACCACTTACTTTATCTAATTCATCAAAATAAAATATAGGATCCATACATTTAGATTCAATTAATCCTTGTGCAATTCTTCCAAAGATAGAACCTTCATAAGTATAACTATGGCCATCTAAAAATGAACTATCTTGTGCACCACCTAAACTAATAAAAATAAATGGTTTATTCATAGCTTTAGCAATACCCTCTTTAACAAGACTTGTTTTTCCATTTCCGGGTACTCCATAAATACCAATTACACTACCTTTACAATTTGGATTTCTAACTTTTTGTGCCATTATCTGTACAATTTGTTTTTTTGCATTATCATGTCCAAAAACAGCACTATCCATATCATTTTTTAATTTATTAAGAAATTTATTAACCTTATTTGTTTTAATACTATTAATATCTACTCCTTTAGTAATACCTAAAGGTAATTTCATAAAATTATCAAACCAATTTTTAAGTTTAGTATTATCACCAAAATTACTATTTAATGCACTTGCTTTAGTTAATAGTTCTTTTTTAGTTTCAATTGTTAATGGTAAATTAAGAATATGAAATAATAATGGTTTATTACTATTAATACAATTGTTAATATCTTTTAATTTAGTAATCATAGATTTTTTAACATTACTTTCTAAATTATTAAAATATTCCATAATATTTTCAACCGAATTATTTTTAATATTTGATGCTTTTAATTCTTCTAAAAAATCTTTATTAACATTAACTTTTGATTTTTTTCTATTTGGATCAATTAAATCAGTTGTGGCTAACATATCTTCTATTTCATTATTATATAAATCTTCTTCTAAATCTTCATCTGTTTCTTCATCCATTTCTTCATCCATTTCTTCATCTGTTGATTCATATTCACTATCTTCTTGAACCTCATCAACTAATTCTAAATTTATAGGCATAATTTTTGTACGCTTATTACTATTACTAAATAACTGTTTTTTCTTTTTTGAAAAAAATGATAGAATATTAAATTTTTTGCCACGTGAATAAATTTCATTTTTCAATTCTTGTATTAATTCAACTAAAATATAAACAAAAGCATTCAAAGTTAAAGAAAATTCTTCATCTTGATCATTTAAAACAAGTTTTGAATGTGAAAATGTTTCTTCAATAGAACTTAAAAATATAGTTAAATGTCTTCCTTTCAAATTACTTTTTAAAATTGCTTCTTCAATATTATTTATTGCCATTAATTTAAGTTCATTAATTAATTCATTTTCATTATGTTTACGTTTATGTGTTTTTTTCATAAATTTAATCCAGTCATCTAAATCATTATTCATTATTATTTTAAATGTGATATTTTTTTAAATATAAATTAATAGTTAATATATTTTTAAAAATAAAAAACTATAATCTAAGATAACACATATATAAAAGAAATGGGAGTTGAAAGATTTTTTTCAAGTATAAATAGAGATTTTAATATTACAATAGATACAGAGTATCCATATAATAAAATAAAATGTAAATATTTAATGATTGATTTTAATTCAGTTGTTCATGTAATATCACAACATATGATTAATACAATTAATCGCTGTATCGAAAATAACGAAAAATGTATTTTTAACTATGAAAGTGTTGATATTTTTGAAACAGATTTATTATTAAATATTAATAAATATATACAAGATTTATTAACAAAAAATATAGAACAAAATATTTTAGAACATTTATATATTGCAATAGATGGAGTACCAACAATGGCTAAAATGTATGAACAAAAAAAAAGAAGATATATGGGTTCAATAATATCTAATTTAAGTACAAAAACAAAAAGACCTTTTAGTTGGTCAAAAAATAATATAAGTCCGGGAACAAATTTTATGAAAAGATTACAAAATAGTTTACATTCTAAAGATTTTGATAAAATGGTAAAAAAAATATGTATAAATATAAAAAAAATAAAAATTTCTGATACAACATTTCCTGGTGAAGGTGAAATGAAAATTATTAATCATATTAAAAAAAATAAAATAAATAATAAAGATAATATTTGTGTTTATTCTCCGGATTCTGATATGATGATTTTATTATTAATATTAGATAATAATTTTACAATATTAAGATATGATCAACAAAAATCAATTTTAGATGATAATTTTAATGGTAAGATATATAATATTTTAAATGTTGATAATTTTAAAAAAGTATTTATTGAATACATTCAAAATCGAGTAAATAATTATAATTTAAATGAAAGAAAAATTATTAATGATGTTATTTTTATATTAACTGTATTTGGTGATGATTTTTTACCAAAGCTAGAATCACTAAGAGTAAGTTCTGATTTATTTTTATTATTAGATTATTATATTATTAATATTATAAATTCTGGTTACTTGATAGAAAAAAATAAAAAAATATATAATTTAAGAATACACTCTTTTTATAATTTTATGAATTTATTATCTGTTAATGAATTATTATTTTTAAAAAGAAATAGTAAACAACATATTTATTCAAATTATTTTAGAATTGAAGAACAAATAGTATCTAGTAAATTATATTTATTTAGAGATTATTTACATGAATATATTTGGAAATTTATTTATATAAATAGAAATAAAAAAATTTCAAACGTAACAATAAATAATATAAATGTTAATAAACATATTAATCTTAAATATTTTATTAGATTTATAGATGGAAATGAACCAAGTATAGATAATCATATTTTAAAAGATTATGCAAATAAAAAATTTTATAATATGGATAAAATATTAATAAAAGAATTAAAAAAAATTTTTATGGAAAATTATTTAGAAATTATAAGAATTATAAACATTGAAGAATTATATAATCACGTAATTGATAATAATTTAATATATAATAGAAAAAGGCTAATTAAAAATTTTAATAAATTATATTATTTAATTGATGATAAAGAAAATTTATTTATGGATTTTATAACATATATGTATGTTAATAATAGTTTACCAATAAATATTCAATTATATAGAGAACATCCTTCACTACAAAAAGTCGAATTTAATTCAAATAAAAAACCACATAGTTTTAGATTAAATAAATTAGATAAATATGAACAACTCCAATATATGATTGATTTTAAATTAGATGAATATACACACATATTAAATCCAAAAGATAAATTTTATTATGAATATTTTATAGATACAAAACAAAACAAAAAATTTCCAGAAAGAGATGAAATTAAAAAATATTATAAAATACATTTTAACAAGATATCAAAAAAAGATATTGTTAAAGAATATTTATTAGGTTTAAATTGGGTTGTAAATTATTATTTTAATGGAATAATAAATAAAACATGGTACTATCCACATAGCAAATCACCTTTGATGTTTGACATAATAGATAATTTTAATAAAAAAATATTATTATTACGTAGAGAAGATAAATATACGGATGAAACTTTTTTTACACCTTTTGAACAATTAATATTTATATCTCCATTAAAATTAGATGAAAATATAAAAGATCAGTTATATATATTAAATAAAATAATAAGTAATGATGATTTAGATAAGTTAGTTGAATTTATAAAATCAAATAAAAAATATTTTTTTAAATTAAATGAAATAGTTAAAGAAATGTTAAATGGTAAACAAAATATTATTGATTGTTCAAATTCTATTTTTATTAGTAAATGTCATTTAATATTTTTAGAAAAAGAAATAAATATAAATAATTATTTGAAAGATTTTAGAAAAATATTTCCATTAAAATATCAACGTAAATATTATCCTTTAAATAAACGAGAATAAATTAAATATAATGTTGTAAATAATGATGCAATAAAACACCATAATCTACCAAAAGATCTATTTAAATTTGGAATTTTGGTACTTATTAAAAATGTAAAAATATTTGCAAAAGCAAACATTATATTTATATTTTTTAATTGCAATGATGATACAACTAAACTTATTAAAAATATTAAATATACTATTCCAGCATATTTTCTATGATTCCAATCCCATTTAATAATTGTATTATTTTTAATTTCTTTTAATGGTAAAGAACAACATGTAATTTCTTTATCCGTACATTTTTTATTAGGCCATATATTAATTGTATATAAAATAATTATAATTAAAAAAATATAAAAAATAATATCACAACCCATATTGGTTTCATTATTAAATAATTTTAATAGTAAATATAAAATTATTGGTTGTAAATGATTAAATATAATAGCTATTTTTGTAATATTTTTATTCGTTTTATTACATTCTTTATTCTTCCAAAAAATATAATCAAATAATTGCATGTGTGATACAAATAACAAAAATAAAGATAATATTTTTTCATCTGTATTTTTACTATTTGTAAATAAATATATATTAGAAATACACCCAATTATATATGCAATTATTGAATCTTTTGCAGAATAACACATTAAAATATTATAGAAAAAATAATTAAAATATTTTTCTATAATATTTTAATGGAATATACGGAAAATGATTTTAATGATCCAAGTATTAAGAATGAATTAAAAACTATAAATATGTGTTTAAAAAAAATTAATAATTATAATAACAAATATTATGAAAAATCAAAAATTATAGATGATAAAATATTATCATTATCTAAGACTCAATATTTAGATATAGTTTCATCATTAGAATTATTAAAGTATCAACAAAAATTAATAAATAATGAAAGATTTTATTTAACTAATTTAAATAAAACTTTTATTGACGAATTTCATACACAAATATTTAATTTATCTGAAAAAGTTACAATAATGTATATGTCTTTACAAAATATAAATAAAGAAATTAATAATGATATTAATAAAAGTATTAAATGTTCATCTAAAAAAGATAATTATGCAAAAATAATTGATGATATATTATATAATTTTGAAAATATTAAAATTTTATTATTAAAATTAAAAGAGTATAATATATCATTGAATGAAGAATTAAAAAATAAAAATTTTCATTGTAGAACACTTGACCATAATATTCATAAAAAAAGAATATTAATTTATATTAATTATAAAAAATTTTATGAAACATTTGAAACAATTATTAAATATTTCTATGATCATGCTTTACAAATTGATGAAAAATTAGATAAAGACAAACATTATAATTTTTTAGTTAATTCTGAAAAAATGATTATATCTGAAGATTCGAACAACAAAGAAGATATCTTTATTAAAAATATAGAAAAAACATTAGTTGATATTAATTCTAATAACCAAAATGATGATCAAAATGATATTCAAAATGATAGTATTAATAATACAACTGAAGATTAAATATTATACAGTTGATGTTGAAATACTTTTACTTGTTTTATTTTCATCTATTGTTTTATATATTGAATAAAAAGTTGTTTGTAATTCATCATCTGTTGGATATCTATTATTTAACTCAAAAAATGTTTTTTTAAAAGTTTCAAGTCGCGGGTCTTTTATAATATTTTCAATAACTATAGGACTATCATTTTCGGTTAGTAATTTTTTTCGCATTTCTTCTCTTTCAAATTGTGTTAATACATACGATTTTGTTGGTAAAATTATATCACACATTTCTGGTTTAGATAAACCATTAGAAGTATTCGGATTAATTTTTATATTAAAATCATTTATAATATTTTGTGGAATAGGTGGAGATATTTCAACTAATCTATCAAATTCTTCTTTAGAAATTTTTAATAATTCTCTTGGGCTCATACGATCTAGTGGATGTTTAGCGAGTTCGGTTTTAATATTACGATAAAATTTACCCCATGATAAATATGCAACACGATTAGCTTCATTTAGTTCAGATATTTTTAAAAATTGATAAATTGTTGTTAAAATACCGGCAAAAATATTAAAACTACCAATTATCATAACATATAAACTAATATAATCATCTGAAATTCTTTCTTGTGCAAAATTAGCTGTACCTGTAATTGTAGATATAATAATAACTGGAATAGTAAACCATCCATTTTTCTTTTTATAAATATTATGTGTTTTTTGATGCATCCATTCAAAACATTTTGCTTTATCTGCCCATTCTTTTAAAATATTTTCTTCTTCTTCTTTCCAATATTGTCTATTATGATTAATAAGTGTAGTTGTAGTTGTAGTTGTACTTGTTTCGGTATCGTTTTCGTTTTCGTTTTCGTTTTCGTTTTCCATATTACAATAATAAATACCTAATATTTAAATATATTTTTATTAGTGATGTTTATGTTAATTATTATATTTTAAATAAAAATTATTTAGATAATATATTTTAGGCATAATTTTATTTTTAATTAATCCATATTTATATATCATATTATTTTCTAAATTTTGTACATCTGGATTTTTTAACTGTACATCCTGATATTTTATTTCGCAATGTGGACAAGATATAAAATAGTCTTTTATTATTTGATGATTACTAAATTCTGGTATAATATGACCATCTTTTTTTAATTCTTTTAATACATTATCAATATTTTTAAATTTATAATAATATTGATAAATAGTATCAGAATCAATATGTTTAATTTTATCACTATAATCACATCCAAATAAAATACATAGATCAATAAATTGATCATATGTTAAATCTATTTTTTTAAGAATATTATCTAATTTTATTTCTAATGTTCTCTTTTTATAAGATGATAAATTTCTATAAATCTTTTTAGATCCGAATGTTAGAATATCCATATCTTCTGTCATAACACTATCAGCTAAACCGGATTTGACTAAATAAGCACATTGAGAATCAGCTTCTTCAGGTGCTTCAACATATGGAATACCCATAAGTGTTAAAAGTTCTTTACATTCTTGTAATTGTTTCTTAGAAATCGATACAGTCTTTTTTAAATATTTAATTTTGTCTTCTGCTGTAGTTGCTTCTTCTAATTTTTCATACGCTTTCTTTTTAATATTTTTTCTTTGTTCAAGAACTTTTGTTTTAAATTCAGGTGGTTTACCATCAAATACATAAATTGGAATAATATTCTTTTTTAATAGATTAATAGTACGATTAAATAATCCTAAAATATGTGATGTAATTTCACCTTGTTGATTTGTTAAATCTGCACCAGTATTTCTAATAGCAATAATAACTTGATATAATACAATACTTATATCAATTGCAACTCTTTCATGATTAAAATTATCATGATCTATTTCTTTGACAATATCATCAAAATTATTTAAAAATTTTAACATATTTTTAATACCCATTTGTACTCTGGTTATTAAATATATATAACTATTCTATATATAATTTAATTAATCAATTTTTATTCTAATATATATATATATATAAATAAAGTATATTTGATATTTATTGTTATAGTAATTTTAAGTTTACTAGCAATTACTATAATAAAAAAAATAGAATATTTTAATCAAACAAAATTACAATTTATACATATACCAAAAAATGCTGGGACAAGTATTGAAAATTTAGGTAATAAATATGGTATAAAATGGGGACGTTTTATAGAAAAAGATAATTATCCATTATATGATACTCCATGTGATTATTATTATTGGCATTCACCATATTTTATTAAAAATAAAGACTTAAAATATTTTGCAGTATTAAGAAATCCATATGATAAAATAATTAGTGAATTTTATTATGTTGGTGGTTTTAATCAAATTCCTAAAAAAACACATTTAGAAAGTTTTTATTTATGGTTAGATGATAAATATAAAATTATACAAAAAAATAAACATTGGAATAATTGTCATATTTTGCCACAAAGTGAATATGTCTATGATCAAGACAGAAATAAAAAAATAGATCATATCATTTATATGGATAAACAATTTAAAATAAATCTTGATAAACTTTTTAAACAATATAATTTAGGTATTAATATTGATGATTTTGAAAAAAATAATAGTAGAGATAAAACTTTTATAAAAACTGATCTTAATAAAAAAGCTATAGAACAAATTAATGAAATGTATGACAAAGATTTTAAAATGTTAAATTTTACAAAATTACAATATGGTGTTGAAAATTTTATTAATGAACATGATTTAGATTATTATGAAGATTGATTTTCATGAGGTGGTATAATATTATAATAATTATTCATTATTGTATTAAAATTATCAAATACTGTTGAATAATTTTCATAATTTATATTATCAATAACAGGGTTATTTACACATAAATATTTAATTTTAGAATTTAAATTTTTAAAATAATTTTTTTTAGATTTAAATTTACCAATAGTCCAATATGAAGATTCATTATTATAATTATATTCAATTGCTTTATTATTTTGTAACATAAAATATGCTAATGGATAATGTTGTTGTTGACATGGACAATGTAAATTATTTTTTTTACAAATATCACATCCAAGTGTTAATCTAGTTTTAATTTTTCTTATAAAATCAATATATTCAGAAAATTCTTTATGATATGAAATCATTTGACTTTTTATTATATTTATTGGAATATGATGATAAAAATTACTCATCATTGGTAATTTAAAGTCCAATATTTTTTTATCATTTATATTCATATTTTTATATGTAGTTTTACTTACTATTGCTTTACCATCTACGGTAAAAAAATCAGTATAGTTTACCTTTTTTGTAATAAAGAAATCATCATTAAAATAAATAAAATGCTCGGATAAATTTGGTATATAGCATAAATATGTTTCAATATAATTTGAATTTGTTATATTTTTATCATTAAATAAATCACTATGATCCAAAATAGTAATATAACTAGTTTTTTTCATCCAAGATGGATATTTTTTTGGATGATTCATTAAAATGTAAATATGGTTTACCCATGGCATATACATTTTAATGCTTCTTAAACTATATTTAATTTCATTAAAATTACTAATTCTAACATTTGTTTTTTCATTATTTTCTCCTGCCCAAGTATATACTACATCAATTGGAAATTTATTATCATTTGTAAATGATTCAAATGTTTTAACTGTGTAATTTTTTAATGGTACATTTACACCAATATCACTATTAAAATTATAATCAATATTAATTATAGTTTGATCAACAATAAATATTTCAAATTCCTTTTTATAATAATAATTATCTCTAATATAATTATCAATAGGTTTATTTATTTTTAAATTATCTAATAATTTATTTATAAATTTTATATTTAATAACATTGAAGATGTTCCTAAATTTACAGAACCTTTTTTTGGTTTTAATATATGTTTTAAATTATTATATTTTTTCCCTCCTAATTTTACACCCCCGAGTAATAATATATCCCAATCATTTGGTAATTCATTATAAGCTTCATTAAATCTATCCAAAAAGTCTTCTGGAATCACAGCATCATCTTCAAAAATTATTATATTGTTATAATTATTATTTATAGCATCTTCCCAAATTTTAATATGACTTAATGCACATCCTATTTGTCCTGGATTTAAACCATGATCTTTAATAAAATATTTAAGTATATCTGGATGGTCTTTCTTTAATTCTTTCCCATAAACAGCATCAAATCTTTCTACTTCAACATTTGCTTTTTTAGCATTTTCCATAAACTTTTCTAATCTATCTTGATTTTTTTTTAAATTTATAACATATATTTTATCTATATTATTATTCCTAAATGTTTCTTTTTTACTACTAAAAAAATAAAAGATAGATATGAGTAATATAACTAATACAAGTAGTACAATAAATATCATTATTATTATTTAGAATAAAATATCTAAATAATAATATATACATGAATATTTTCCAATTTCATTATCCAATTGCTCAATCTATTTCAGCAGATGATTACCATGATGCGGTTATTAAATATATAAAATTATACAGACAACATAATATTGATCGTTTTGTTGTATCTGATTATATGAAAAATTACCAAAATGCTATGGTCAAATATTTTAGAGAAAACGGTAAAAATAAAGTAAAAGTTAACTTTGGTCCTTACAACGGTCCTATTGGTGTTTTTGGACCAAATGTTGAAGATGGATTATTAATGAGAGCTCATCCAACTTTAACACCACAAGGTGTAGTCCCATCTGTTGATGTTAGAATGAATGGGTTCGGTCCATCTAAATTACTTGTCCCAATGTTAAAAGATTAAATTATAAATATCTAAAGTAATATAATAATGAAATATTTTATTATTATATTAATAATATTATTTTTAATTTCACTATATTTATATTCTAAAACAATTAAAGAGAATTTTAGTGGTAAATCACAAAATGTTAAAAATTTAAATATTACTTTAAAAAAAATAGTTAACAATTTACATAAATATGATATTAAAAATTGGTATATAGCATATGGAACATTACTTGGTATAGTTAGAAATAATAATTGTATAGATGGTGATGATGATATTGATATTATTATAGATAGTTCTGAAATAAGTAAATTATATAAATTAAAAGAAATGGAAGGTTATAATTTTGATTGTAAACCAAGGAATACTTTTGTAAGATTAATAGGAAAAGAAAATGTCCCAATTGATTTTTATGTAGCAAAAATAGAAGATAATACATTTTTTGATAATCATGAGAATTTACAATGGAAAAATGTTTTTCCAATAAAGTATAAATATTGGAAAGGTGAAATACTATTTTTACCAAATGATTATATTTCAAAATTAAAAACTTTATATATAGATATTTATAAAAAATTTGGTAGAGGTGAATATAAAACAGTTCATCAAAGAGGAATAAAAATAATTAAATAATAATAAAAATATTTTCTCATTTATATAAATAAATGAGAAAATATAAAATTTGTATTTGTGGGGGTGGTAATATTTCCCATGTATTAGCCGGATTATTATCTAATAAGGGTCATACTATTAATGTATTAACACGAAAACCAAAAAAATGGAGTAAAAAAATTTCAGTGTTATTTAAAAATAATAATTATGAAGGTAATTTAAATACTATTTCAAATAATTCAAAGAATGTTATTCCTAGTTGTGATATTATTATTGTATCATGTCCAGTTACAGCTATAAATGATATTATTACTAATATAAATCCATTTTTAACAAAAAATATGACTTTAATAAATATCCCTGGAAGATTTTTTATTAATTATACAAAACATCTTGAAAATAATATTATAACATTTGCTAGAACACCATATATTTGTAGAATTAAAGAATATGGTAATTCCGTAGAAGTTTATGGTACTGTATATAAAAATATTAATTATTGGACTAATAACCCATTATTATCAAAAACAATATTAAAAAATTTATTTGATTTTGATATTAATTTATTAAAAAATCACTTTTCAATTGATTTAATAAATAGTAATTTATTATTACATTCAACTAGATTATTTGTTCTTTTTAATAAAAAAACATTTTATGATCATATACCTTTATTTTATGGTGATTGGAATAATGAATCATCAGAATTATTAATTAAATGTGATAATGAATTACAAAAATTAATTAATAAAATGAATGAAACACAAACTAATAATATATATATAAAACCAATAATTGAACATTATGAAGTAAATGATAGTGTTTCTTTAACAAATAAAATTAAAAATATTACAGCATTTAAATCTATTTTATCTCCTATGAAATTAATAAATAATCACTATATACCAGATTTTAATAATAGATATTTTTTAGAAGAACAAATAGGATTAAAAATTATAATTGATCTATCAAATGAATATAATATAAATATTCCATATATTACATCTGTTTATAATTTTATTATTACTGTAAAAACCCAATATTTTTATTAATATAATCAATAAATATAGTATTCTTTTCCATATGTGATATTTTTTTATTATTAATAATTTTATATTTATTATCATCAACATATTCTAATGTTAATTTACTATTTAATATATTACAATTTATTTGATTAATATTTGGATTTGTAAAATTCCATTTAATGCTAACTGTATCAACTAAATCATATAATTTATTTGATATTGTCCCATATTTAATTTGTTTATTTTCTGAATCTTTAATATCACAACATAATGTTATAATTTGAGGACTACTAATTTTTTTACAATTAACAGTTATATCTTCAGTATTAGAATAATATATAGATTTTACTTTAATAATATTTGATTCATTGTCATATAATAATAATACATCTCCAACATTAATACACCCTGATTTTAAATAACCAGATAATAACCAACCAACCTCGTTATTATAAGATGTATTTAATATTAAGAAATTAACATCATTTGTATTCTGTTCTATTTCAATTGATTCTTTGTAAATATATTTTAAAAACTCGTCTGTTTCTATAAGTTTATTTAAATTTATATTTGGAAAAGAATTATTTTCTGAATTTAAGTTAAATGTAATTAATGGAATATCCAATATATTAAAATATTCAACAAGTATATCTTCATATTCCCATTTTTTATTTTTATTTGGAAAGTAAATAACTAAATTATAATCAATAGATTGTACTATTTTTAATAATGTTTTAATATATTTACTATTACCAGGTGAATCAAAAAATAAATACTTTTTATCTGATTCAACAAGCATATAATATTTAATTGATGATGTATTACCACTTTCTAATTCATGTTTATGATTATAAATATAATTATTTGCATCATTATTTTCATTTGTTTTTCTTTTAATAATATTTGCTAAAAATGTACTTTTACCTGTATCTGTATCACCTAATAGTAATATTCTATATTCTTGCAAGATTGTTGCATTATTTTTATTTATTTTTATTTCAAACCATTTTAAATCTTGTACTATATGTTCTTTCATATTAGTAATTGTTGCATCACATTCTTTTGCTAATTTTTTTATTATATTTATTGAATATTTAAATGTTTCATTATCTAATTTACCATATATAGAACCATCATCATTTATACCTAAATAATAAATTGTTTCTCCATTACCTTCTAATAACCGCCAATTCATTTGCGTTGATAATTCAAAAAATCTTTTTTTATTAATATTTTTAAAATATCTTTTATATTCTTTATTACCTTCTTCTATTTCTGGAGGTAGCATTAATATAAATATATAATTATTTTTTTATATTATATATTCAATATTTTCAATTATAAATATTATTATAAAATATATAGTACTATATATGTCTAAAAATACATTTAATGTTAATTCTATTGTTATTGCAGGTGGAAAATGCGGGTCATCTACTTTATGTAATACATTAAATAATAATAATATAAATTCATTAAAAATACATAGTAGAGGAGATTATAAAAAACAATTTAATTATGATGGAATTTTTGAAACAATTGAATTATCATCAAAAAATAAAAAGTTATATTTAATCGATAGTTATAGAACTCCAATAGAAAGGAAAATATCATCATTTTTTGAAAATATAAATAAATATGTACCTAATTTTAGAAATAAAACTATTGATGAATTAATAAATATTTTTAATCAGAATTTTTTAAGAAAAATAGAAAATTATCATTTTATTAATAATATTTTTAATTATTATAATATAGAACCATTTAATAGTTTTGATTTTAATAAAAGATATGTTATAAAAGAAGTTGATAATAAAGTTTTTATTAAAATATTATTTAAGGATATTAAAAATTGGAATAAAATATTAAGTAGTATATTTAATAAAAATATAATTATACATAATAATAATATTAGTAATACAAAAGCATACTTTAATATTTATAATGAATTTAAAAATAAATATATAGTACCAAAAGAATATTTAGAAAATGAATTGATTAATGATAAAGAGTTTTTAATATATAATACTATAGAAGAACAAGAAATATATATAAATGAATGGTTAAAAAAATCTTGTTAAAATAAATAAAAATTGATAATAAAACTTAAATAAATAATAATATATATTATTAATGTCAAATAAAGTTTGTTTTTTCTATACTGATACTAATGGATTACATACAATTAATAAAGATGTAAGTAAAAAATATATATATGGTATTGCTCGGCTTGTTTCATTGCATTATTCTATAGGATCATATATAGATAATAAATATGTTGAAGAAAAAAGAGTTAATGTAATTGTTAAACCAGAATGTATGACATTTGATGAAACTGCTGTTAGTATTCATAAAATTACAAAAGAAAAAGCTGAAAAAGAAGGTAAACTTGTAAAAGATGTTATGATGGAATTAAAAGAAGATTTAAAAAAAGTTAAATATATTGTTTCACATAATGTACTATTTCATATTAAACCATTACAAGTAGAATGTTTTAGAACATATACAAGTATTAATTTTGGTCGTTTTACTTTTATTGATACAATATCATATAATCATGATTTTGATTTTCCTAAACTTCAAACATTAAAAACAAAACTTAAAATTAAAAATACAAAAGATCAATTAGATATAATTCAAAAAGTTTTTGATGAATTATATAAAAAAAATTAAATAAATATATAATTATTTTTTTGTTACAGCTGATTTAACTTTATCAAATGTTACATTTTGTACTTTAACTAAATAGTATAATCCACCAATTAATAAAAGTAAAATAAATAAGTACATATATAAACCTGTTTTGCTATTTTTATGTTTATAAAGATGTTCAACAATCACATCATGATTTGAATAAATTAATATTAAATTAAAACCTGTATAATCAGTAATAGTATAATGTGAATGTTTATTTACTTTTTTTTCGTTTTGTTTAATAATAATTAGTTTTGTTCCAACATTAACTTCTATTTCATAATTATCATTAGTGTTAAAATCTGTATATATTTTTTTTATAAGATCTGTATCTTTAATTATATAACCTCTTCTAACACTTTCAAGTTGAGGATATTTTTGTTTATAATTTTTATCTAATATAACATCTAAATTATAAATTTCTTTATGAATATAAACGGACATAATATATATATACTTATATTAAAAATTTATAATATTTTATTATTAAATTTTATATATATAATAAGTATTATTTTCTGTTAACATTGTAAAATATTTTTCATTTTTTATGATTTCATAATTTTTATAATATTTTCGCACATCAGATAAATTATATACTTCTTTTCCATTTATTTTTGTTATAATAATAGGTGGTGTAATAGTATTATTTAAATCTGTATTTTTACCTTTTTCAATATATTTTTTTGTTAAAATCACTTTACCTTTTTCAATAAATCTTAAATTACCTTCTTTAATTTCTAAATTATAAATATTATTTATAATATGATTTAATGTTAAATTCATAAATATAAAGCCATTATATTCAAAATGATCAATATCATTAAATGGGTAATGTAATATACTTATTTTTTCGTATATTTTATTTTCTAATGGTATATTAATTTCTTTTAACTCATTATTATTAATATAGTTAAGTTTTACTGTTGATCCAGGTTTTTTAAAAAAGAAATATTCATCAAAACTATATTTTTTATTATTAAAAGTTATATTACCAAAATTATCTATTAAATGATTATCAATACTACAAATAATATCAGAGGTTTTTAATTTATTATCTAATGGACCTTCTTTTAAAACTTGATCAATAGTTATACCTGAATTACATAATTTTAAAATATCCATATGTATTTCACTTGTATTACTATATGATATTCCTAATGTTGGTTTATTAATTAAATATGGTCTTGTAGGCGGATCTTTCATTAATTCTATTAAATTATTAACATAAGTAATAGGTATTGCAAATCCAATATTATCAGTAAACATTAATGTAGCAAAAATAATACCAATAACTTTATGATCGCTATTTATAAGAGGACCACCCGAATTTCCTGGATTAATAGGAGTATCAATTTGATAATAACCATCTTGGATACCATTTAAAATACCTTTAGATGCTTTAATTTGTTCCATTCCTAATGGATATCCAATTGCATATGCTTCTTTGCCAATCATTGAATCATCATCTGATGTACTTAATTCTAAATAATGTTTAGATTCATAATCTTTAATTTTAAGCATTGCTACATCTAATTCTGGGTAAACTGATATTACATCACATTCATAATTTTTTGATGATTCAACATTTGGGAGTTTTATACTTAAAAAATGATAGTTACTAATTACGTGATAATTAGTTAAAATATGATTTTTATCAATAAAAAATCCTGATCCACTTCCAATACCAGAATCAATGCTATCATTTGGATTATTAAAATCTATAGTTCTCATATTATTTCTAATTAAAACAGTTGAATTTTTTAATAAATTATTATTTAAGTCATTACTAAAATCTTCTTTTGTATTATCTACATAGTTTAAACTTAATACAAATAAAATTATTATACTTAAAATTATTATTAAATTTAATATAATATTCATTATTATATATTAGAATTATTTTTTAATAATTCTAATATTGATTATTATATTTAAAAAAAAGATATGATATATAGTAAATAAAATGGATGAGTTAATAAAATTAAAGAAAACATATAAATCAAAAATATCTATATATCAAACAAAAATTTTAGCATTAGAAAATGAAATTATTAACATTGATAAAAAAATGGCTAATTTTAGTGATATGGAAATTTTACAAACATTAAAATTAAGTGATCAACAAAAAGAAATTGTCGAATCAACTAATAAAAATATTCTTGTTATTGCATGCCCTGGTTCTGGTAAAACACATACTTTAATTTCTAGATTTATTAATTTAGTTGTAAAAGAAAAAGTTGATCCAGATAATATTATTTTGATTACATTTACTAAAAAAGCTGGCATGGAAATGAATGAACGTATTAATAATATTATTCCAAATAAACAACCACATTATGTTGGTAGTTTACATGGATTAGGTTATAGATTATTACAACAAAATTCAAAAGCAAGTTATACAGTTATTGATGAAAAGGATAGTCATAAATTATTAAGAGATTGTATGAATTTTGTATTAGCACAAGAAACTTTTGATGAAGATGAAAATTCAATGATTAGTAAAAATATTATTTATATTTATGATAAAATTGCAACAAGTTATCCAATGAATGTAGATAATACATTAAAAATGTTAAGTATTCATCTTAAATATAAAAAAGTAATCAATAAAGGCTTGCGTGAATATTCAAAATCAAAAAAGAAACAAAATTTATATGATTTTAATGATCTTATGATTCAATTTTGTGAATATCTTGAGAATGGTAAGTTTGATCATTTTATTAATAAGATTAAATATATTTTCTTCGATGAATATCAAGATGTAAATATGATTCAAAATTATATTTTAAATAAATTTAAAAATAAATCAAATATTATGGTTGTTGGTGATGATGCACAAGCTATCTATGCATTTAGAGGAAGTAGTGTACAATATATTTGGGATTTTGAAAAAAATTTTAATAATACAAAAACATATTATTTAGAAACTAATTATAGATCATCATCATCTGTTGTTAATTTTTGTCAAAATATAATTAGTAATAATGACAAACAATTTAAAAAAAATGTTGTTTCATTTAAAAATGATATTGGATTAAAACCACAAATTTGTTGTTATAATAGTCAGATGGAACAATATAAATTTATAGCACAAGATATTATTAGTAAACATAAAAATGGAATATCATTAAAAGATATGGTTATTTTAGCACGTAAAAATTCATCATTAGATGCAATTGAAATGGAATTATTAAAATATAAAATTCCTATTGTTAAAAGTATTGGTATATCATTATTAAATAAAAATCATATTAAAGATTTTTTTGCATTTTTAACAGTTATTGTTAATCCAAAATCTTTAATACATTGGAAAAGAATATTAGCATTACATAAAAATATTGGTATGGAAAAAGCAAAATATATTATTGAAAAAAATAATAATAATATTTTAAAAGGTATTAAAGAATTAATTGATACAGAACTTTTTTATAAAAATCATATTTTAAATCTTTATGAATTATTTATTGAAATTAATAATACTCCTGTTTTAAATAAAAAAGTATTATTAATTCAAGATTATATTTCTTATTTATATAGTGTTAAAAAAGTACAAAAAATAGAAGATAAACTAAATGATATTAAATCAATTTTAACATATTTTAATGATACATCAATTGAAGATTATATTAATAATATTTATTTAAACTGTGACATGGAAGTTAATATGGAAGAAACATTATTTTTATCAACTGCACATGGATCAAAAGGATTAGAATGGGAATATGTATATTTAATTGATATGACAAGTAAAGATTTTCCAAATATTAGACAAGATTTTTATAAATTTGAAACAAATAATTGTGAAGAAGAAAGACGTTTATTTTATGTTGCATCATCTCGTGCTAAAAAATATTTAACAATTTCTTATTATAAAGATAACAATCCGTCTTACACAGTATTTAAATCTCCTTTTGTAAATGAATTAAGTAAAAATCTTTATTTACAACATAATATTATGGATGATGAAAAATATGGTTATACCGGTTTTATATCAAAAGATGTTAATAATTATTTAAGATTTAAAGGATATAATAAATTATCAAAAATATTAAATAATTTAGAACATACAAGAACAAATATATTAACAAAAAATATATATTTACCAATTTCAAATAATCTTAGATATATGTTTATTGTTGGAAATTTTATGGATTATTTAATTATTAAGATGATCCATAATCACTTTAATGAAAAATGTTATAAATTTGATTTACCTCTAAGTAATCAATATCCTAAATTTCCTACTAACTTATATTATAATTATAAAGATCATTTATTAGATTGGAAAGATATGTTAGATGAAATTTATTTAATTTCCACTTATAAAGTAAAAAATAAACAAATTGTTGAAGAATATAATGATATATTAATTAATGATGAAATGATTGAATATTATAATATACTAGAAAAATCAATTATTAAATTTATTAAGAATAAAAATCCAAAAAGAATATTTACACATTTTAATTTAAATCATCATCCATTAAGAGGTGAAGCAGATATTATTCTTGATGATACTATTATTGAAATGAAATGCAGTACAGGAGATGCGTGTACTTTTAGTAATTTATGTCAAGTACTTATGTATTCTTACCTTGCTAATAAAAAAAATCTTCCTAATAAAATTAAAAAAATATCTATATTTAATAGCTTTGATGGTACATATGATGATTTAAATATTAATAATATTAATACAGAAAAAATTAAAGATATAATTTATAGTTAATTATTTTAATTTGGTGTTGTACTCATTGTATATTGTGATGGTGTAACTGTTGATGAAGGGTAATATCCATATGGCATTGATGATGTAACACTAGTACTTTCTTTCTTTTTTTTCATAATAATTAATACAATGAATGCAACTAATATTATTCCAATAATTATCATAAAAGTTGTAAAATGTGATTTTTCTTCTTTCTTTTCTGGTAATAGAGGTTTTGATGGTGGTCGTGGTAGTGGTCGTGGTGCTGGTCGTTTTGTAGATAGTAATGTTTGTACTGGACGCGTAGGAGGCGGAGGAGGGAGTGTTTGTATAACTGGTATTGTATTAGGTGTGTCCTCGGTAGTAATTAAATATAATTGTACATCTTGATCAAGTTTACCTTTACCATCATTACCATCTTTTATTAGAAATGATGAACCTATACCACTTACAGTATATACATCTAATGCATATTTATTATTTTGAATTGTGTAAGTAAATTCATTACTATTTACTTCTATCGTGTAATTACCGTTACTTAAACATATATCTTCATCATATTCCTCTTTACCAATTGGAAAAATAATTTTTTTAACAAGATTTCCGTCTTTTTTTAAATTTAAAGTATATTCAAGATCATTTGTTTTATCAGATAACTTAATATTATATGAATATTGATGAACACATATAGAATCTGTTTCAGATATAATATTTTTAGTATTACCAATAGAAATTTCTTTAGAATAACCACTTCCACCTTCTAATATTGGATTTATTAATTTTTTAGCATCATCATTGCTTTTATATATACCCCATGATATACTCCAATCATAATAATTTTTACCATCTGGATAACAAGAAATTGTATAATCATCTTCTGGTAAACAAACTTCTTTTATAATATTAGAAAAACCATTAAAATTAGTTGTATATGCATCATTAAAAACTTCAGCTCCATCTTTATTTTTTATAATTAATTTTGTCATATTATTAGAATCCCAGGCATTATAATTGACACTTCCCATAACTACCCAATATTTATCAGTAACACAATTTATAACAGGTAATTCTGTTTCAGTATCAATAAATGGATTATTTTGATCAACCGTTGTAAAATCAGTATCACAAATAGATTTTAATGTATATAGATTATGATTTTTATTTTTTAATTCCCATATAACAGGATTATTTGGATCAACAGTAACTTTATAGTTAGAAAATGGTAAACATATATCTGTAAATATTTTTGAATCTTTATCTTCTGGTAATTTATATGGATTTTCCTCACCGGAGAGTATAACCTCTTTTTCTCCTGTAGTATCCGGTAGTCTAGTTAATTCGAGTGTATATGTATTTGTTGAAGGACACGAATCTTTATTTGATCCACGAATTAATATACCGTTTTCATCGCTATAAAAGGGAAATTCTTCACCTATTTTTCCTGATAAGTAATTAATCTTTCCATCCTCATTTGATATTTTCCATGATATTTCCCAACCATAATATGTATTTGGTATACCAATACTTAATGTAAAATTTTCTTCTTTTGGTAAACATAAATCTCTTATAACTTCTACAAATCCAGTTTCTTTTGAATTATATGTACCATGAAATAATTGAGTACCATCACTTGCTTTGTTTATTGTTAAATATGTTTCTCCTTTACTATCCCAATTATTTTTTCCTGCATCTATCATATGAACTTGATAAGATATTTCATTAGCTTTACATATCTTTTCAAAATATCCAGTTTGTTGTATATTAGTAATAGGATGATTAGCTGTATCATTAATAGTAAAACTAGCATTAAAATCGGCTTTTAATTGATATATATTCCATATTTCATTTTTAAATTCCCAATTACAAGAATCATCTGTTTCTATTTCATAATCACCATTATCTAAACATAAATGTTCAGATATTTTATTTTTTACTGTAGTTAAATGTATTTCTTTTTGTACATTTCCACCTTTTTTTAATTTAATAGTTCCATTAGCACTTGTATCAGTATTTAATTCTCCAGTTAAAATATAATTACTTAAAGATTGACACTCATTATCACTACCTTTTGTTAAAAAACCGGTTGAATCAATAGTGAAATTAAAATCAACATAAGCACCTCCATTTAAATTATTATTAGAATGATTTCTATTTTCAAGAATCCATTCATAATCATATACATAATATGAGTTTGGCAATGGAAGTTTTAATCTATATTTTCCAGGTACTAATTTTAATACATAATTTTGATATTCTTCACCGTTATTAGTCTTTGTTTTTTCTAAAATGGTTGTTCCACTATTATCACAAATTATAATATTAGCACCACTATCCCATTTATATTTATTTTTATGACCTAAAATAAGATTATAATCAAATGATGACATATATATATATATATAAAATAAATTTATAATTTTATTTTACTTTTATTGACTTTTATATTTAATTATAATAGTAAAAACCCTATAAGTAAAAAATTTAGTATATTTATCTATATATTTTTTTATAATTTATTATTAAAATAATTATAGTGAATAAATATACTAAATATTTAAAATCAGTTTGATTTAAATTAAAAATTTCTTCAAGTACATTATAAAGATATCCTTGTTCTTTTTTTACTCCTCTTGCTTTACATTCTAAATAGCTTATTGTACATTTTCTATAATTAGTTAACCATTTTATCATAAAATATATTGCTAAACATAATGCATTATAATTAATTTGTCTATTATTAATAAAAACAGATATCATAAAGAAAATAAATAAAGTAATAATAAATATCATTATTACTTTATTTTATATTTTATATTTTATAATTTAAATCCATTTGGAAAGCATTTGTCCATATTAACAGCTAATTGATAAGCAATATAAATGTATGGACAACAACAAGCAAAAAGCACGTCTCTACTTTTGAATTCACCATTGCATCTAAATGATAAAAATAATGCAAAAACAAAACAGAGTGTATGAACTATTCCACCAATAGCGCCAAACATGTCACTGATAGTTTTAGTCGCATTTTGAAAATTTTCACGAAGAGGTTTTTTTTCGTTTTTATTAGAAACCATATATATAAATATAGATTTTTATATAATTATATAAAAATCTATATTTATATATAATTATTTTTATATAATTATTACAGAAAGATCCATATGGTAATAATGTTACAAGCAAATATATGAATGGTAGAACTATATATTATGTAATATATATATGAAAATAGGTATTATTGGGAATGGATTTGTTGGTAAAGCAACAAGAATTTTAATGAGTGAAAAAGTGAATATTATGGTATACGATATTGTTCCTGAACTTTGTGAACCTTTTGGATTAACTTTAGAAAAATTATGTAATGAAACTGATATTATTTTTATATCTGTTCCAACACCTACAAATAAAGATGGAAGTTGTCATTTAAGTATTCTTAATTTAGTTGTAAGTAATATAGAAACATATTCAAATTTAAATGAAAAGTTAGTTGTAATTAGGAGTACAGTTCCCCCTGGAACAAGTGATAATTTAAATTGCTATTTTATGCCAGAATTTCTAACTGAAAAAAATTTTAAAAAAGATTTTATAAACAATAAAAATTGGATATTTGGGTTAAAAGGAACTGAGCAAGATAAATTTTTTAAAGAAATAGTTTTAGATTTAATAAATATTTCATATCTTCAAAAAAAAATTAAATACAATAATGTAAATTTTTTATTAAATAGTGAAGCAGAAATGGTTAAGTTATTTAGAAATAACTTCCTAGCATTAAAAGTTTCATTTTGTAATGAAATAGCAGATTTCTGCAGTAAAAAAAATATTGATTACGAAAAAGTAAGGGTTCAAGCCACAGACGATAATAGAATAGGTACAAGCCACTCTAAAGTTCCTGGACCCGATGGACATTATGGATTTGGAGGAACATGTTTTCCTAAAGATACCAAGTCACTGTTAAATGAAATGAAAATAATAGATATGAAATCATATATTATTTCCTCTATGGATGAAAGAAATGATACCGTTGATAGAAAAGAAGCAGATTGGAAAAACAATAAAGGTAGGTCAGTTGTAGATTATACATAAACTTTCCTTTATTTAATTCTTTAAGATTTTCGGCTCCTACATATGTACACGTTGAACGTATACCTCCAAGAATATCATCTATTGTATTATTAACAGATCCTTTATATTTAATTATAATAGTAGAAAGCTTACAAGTAACAAATTTAGTATATATGTAAAAAATTACAAAGATAATTTTTTTTTTAATTTAATATATTTTACTTTATATTTAATATATTTATTATATAAATTATTTTCGAGAATTTGTTTATTACTTTGAATTTTTATAGTATCTGTTGTCATATCAACCATATCACGATAATTATCTGTACAATTATATACAGATTGTTCACCTGAATTAATATTATCATAGTATATATTAATATTTTTATCACAATATACTCTTATTATATTAGTAGAATTATTATATCTATATAATACTTTTCTAATAGTATTATCTAAAATATTAATCATTTCTTCACTCATAGATAATGGTTTTGTATATGGAAAAATTATTTTATTTATTTCTGGATTTTCTTTATTTTCAATCTTAGTTATTCTGTATTTTGTTATAATTGTATTTGGAATAAAACTAATAAAATTACAAAATGCAATTTCATTTTGATCAAATTCATTTTTATATCCATCAATATAAATTATTTTATCATCTAGTTCTTCATTTAAAATGTCTATTATTTTATTAAATGCTTCAATAAATAATAGAATTTTTAAATTAGCTTCAAATTTAAAATCTAATATTTCACCAAATATAGATTTATTAATATCACGAAATATAGTATTAAATTTTGATGTAAATCTATAATATTCAGATCTACCTAAATTAAATATTTTTCCATTTACTATATCACCACTTACTAATAAATTATGAATCTTATCAATATCAACTTTAAACATATGTGGATTTAAATATTCAATTGGACTAAAACTACTATTAAAATTTTCAAATGGATATGTTATTGATTGACCAATATCACTACTAATCCATATATATTTTCTATGACTTATATTAATATCATTTGTATAAGAGGTATAATATGTTCCTCTATCAAAAGTTTTAAAGATATCACTTTTAAAATATGCAATTAAAAGATCTTTAAACTTTACAGTTTTAGAACCAGTAGTTATATCTGTTTCTAATTTTTCTCTTAATGATTCAAAAATTTCATTAATAATTTTTTCACTATTATCTGATATTTCTTTTGGTGTATTATATTTACTCATATAAGAGTATATAGAAATATTTATAATATAAAAATTATAAATATTTTTATATTATAAATATTTTTTTAAATACTTGATACTTTTAATTTTTTCCATAGAATTCATTACTCTGTTGTGTAACACGAATAAATGTTGTTCTTTTATTTAATTCTTTAAGATTTTCGGCTCCTACATATGTACACGTTGAACGTATACCTCCAAGAATATCATCTATTGTATTATTAACGGATCCTTTATATTTAACTAATACTCGTTTACCTTCACTTGTTCTATAATTAGTGACACCCCCATTATGTTTTTTCATTGCTACTGCAGATGACATACCATAAAATTCTTTATATTTAACTCCATTTTCTTCAATAATTGTTCCTTTGCTTTCATCATGACCTGCCATCATACCTCCTAACATTACAAAATCAGCACCAGCACCAAATGCTTTTGAAATATCACCACTACATGTACAACCACCGTCACTCATTAACATACCTTTTACACCATGTGCTGCATCTGCACATTCTATAACCATACTTAATTGTGGATAACCAATACCTGTTTTGATACGCGTTGTACAAACGGATCCTGGTCCAATACCTGCTTTTACAATATCAACACCATTAAGAATTAATTCTTCAACCATTTCATTAGTTACAACGTTACCTGCAATAATAGTATCATCTGGAAATAATTCTCTAATACTTTTAACTTTTTCAATAAATACCTCAGAGTATCCATTTGCAACATCAACACAAATAAAACCATTAGATGAATTAAAAATACTTTCCATCATAGATTTAATGTTAATTAGTTTATCAATATCTTTATCTGAAATACCGATTGATACCGCAAAATGATTTAAAATATCTACACCAAATTTAGAATTCATATTTTGAAGAAAATCGCCCCATTCTTGTAATTCATAATGTTTATGAATACATGTAATCATTTTATGAGGATATAGTGTTTCAGCCATTTTAAATGTTCCCGTTGTATCCATATTTGCAACAACAACTGGAATACCGGTCCATGATTGTTTTGAATTTGGAAAGGTATATGTTTTTTCAAGTTTTACTTGCTTTCGTGACGCCAATTTAGATCTTTTTGGTAAGATTAATACATCTTTAAAATCTAATTTAATATCATTAATAATTCGCATTATATAATAATATTATTAAAAGTTTAAGTATTTTATTATTTAAATTAAATAAAGGAACTATAATATTATTATATATGATAAATACTATCTTTTTTTTTATGTCTTTATTTACAGTTAAAACAATAATATTAGAATATTTTTTTAATAACTATCTATTATATTTATATCATCCATTTGAATTAGCTATTTTATCATTACAATCAGTAAATAATTATAGTAATAAAACATACGAACAATCTTATTTACGATGGACATTTATTGGATGGATTGATTATAATTATGAATCAAATGTTATAAATAATATTGATAATAAATTTATATCATCAATTGATGATAATAGTTATTCAATAATTATAAGTTGGTTTGGTTCTTTTATATTATATCAATTTTATTATATTTTAAAAGAAAAAATTCAAAAGAAAAAATTAAATAAATGGAGTTTAATAAATTATAATATAAAATATTTTTTAATAAATTATACATTTTTATATTTATGGAATTTAAATACATTATTAGAATTAAATGATATCAGTTTTATTACAATATTTTTTAATTTTTTAATATTTAATTTAACTGCATTTTGGTTACCAGGAATTATATTTAACTATATTTATGGTGAAAAGTTATATTTATTTCGTGTTAAATTTAATTTTTTAATAGAATATATAAACCCTAAATATAAATACTTTATAATTATATTATTCTTTTTAAAAGCATTAAATGGTATATATATTATTCTTGTTAAATATGAAAACGTGTATTCAAAATATATTTTATTAATAAATTTAGTTATATTTAGTATACTGTTAAACTTTATAAATATATTTATAAAGCTTCAAGTAAAAAGACTATTTTTAATTCAAAATTTATTAAGTTTAATTATAATTATTTTGTCAATTCTTGAAATTTATTATTTTGATAATATTATACTATTTATTTTACAAATGTCTTTTATTTTTTTAAATTTATGTTATATTGCTTTTTCTTATAAAAAAGCAAAACAATTAAATATTCAATATATTGAAGATGCGTATGAATTAGATAATTTATAATATTTAAACTATTTCCTCATATGTATTTTTAATATGTCTATTTTTACAATATACTATTAAAAGTATAAAAAATAAAAATGCAAATAAAAAAAATAATATCGAATATTCTTTATGTTTATTTAAATAATAACATCCGGCTAATAAAAATATAATAAATAATATAAATGAATTTATAATTGAATACAAATAATTATATTTATACATTAAATATAATTATTTAGTAAATATTTAAACCTTATCTAATAATAAATTAGTTTATACATTAAAATAGTTCTTTTAATTGTGGGTATATTACATTGTATAAAAAATATATATATATATTTAAACTTTATTTTAATATTATTTTTAATGAATATAAATGAAATAAGTAATCTTATAAAAAAATCACTACCAAAAGAAAATTTAAAATTATGTGCAGAAGTAAGAAAGCCAAAAATATATCAAAGTGGGCATATGTATTTAACAATGAAAGATGATACAGGATTAATTGATACTAAAATATGGAAAAGTAATATTACTGATGAATTACAAAATTTAAAAGATGGTGATAATATTATAGTATTAGGAAAATTAGATTATTATTCTGCAAGAGGATCATTAAGTTTTATTATTAATAAACTATTAGAAAAAAAAGGGGAAGGAACCTTAAAAATTCAGTATAATAAAATAATGAAGGATTTTGAAAATAAAGGATATTTTTTACAAGATAAAAAAATAAAAATTCCAGATATAATAAAAAATATTTTATTATTAACGAGTAAAAACGGTGCTGCTATAGAAGATTTTTATCATACTTTAGAAAATGGTAATTGTAAAATAAAACATACTTTAATTAATGTAATTGTACAAGGAACAGACTGCCCATCTAATATTTGTAAAGTATTAAAAAATCCTAAAACATTAGAAAATAAAAATTATGATATGATTGTTATAACACGAGGTGGAGGTAGTTTTGAAGACTTATTTGGTTTTTGCCAACCAGAATTAATTGAAACAATCTATAATTTAAAAATACCTGTGTTAAGTGCTATTGGACATCAAATAGATACAACATTATTAGACTATGTTGCTGATTATGTTGCAGCAACCCCATCTTTAGCAGGACAGTTTATTGTTAATCATAATAAAAAATATATTGATACTTTAATAGTAAAAAAAAATATTATGTTAAATAATTTTATTGCAAATATTAATAATAAAGTAGATATATTAAATAATAAAAAAAATAAGATTAATGACTTTAAATATGAATTAATTGATATTAAAACAAGAGTAAAACAAGAATTATATAAAAAAATAAATAATAAAAATATATTTTTAACAGAATTAAAAGTAAAATACAAATTAAGTGATAACATTGAATTATTTTCAACAAAAAATAAAGAAGTTGATTATAAAAAATTTACATCAATATGTGAGAATAATAAAAAATTTTATATAAAATGGGGAGATACTATTTTAAAAATAAGAGCTTATGATGTTGTAAAAATTGATTAAATAATAAATAATATATAATTATATATTATAAAAATGGATAAAAACATTATAAAATCAGGTTCTTGTTCTATTGTTTTAGGAAGCAACTATTATAAACCTTTAATTAAAATTAAAAAAAATAAACTATTAAAATTAACATTAATGACTGAAAAACATAATGAATTTAAATATCTTAAAAATATTAAAGAAATAAAAAATTATGATAAATATTTTGTATTACCTGATGAAACAAAATATTTATTACAACCAACTGATGTTTTTTATAAAAATATTAAACAAATTGTAGCAAAAACATCCATATTATGTGATAAGCCATTATATTATTTTTATGTTGATTATGCCGGAGATAAAGAATTAATAGATACAATAGAAGATTTAATTAATTATCATTGTACAAATTATTGGACATCATATAAAAAAATTTTAAAATTTACAAAAAAAATATTAGAAGGATTAACATATTTACATATGAAAAAAATATGTCATTTAGATATAAAACCCGAAAATATTATTATAAATACAATTACAAATAAATATAAAATTATTGATTTTGGTTTTGCATCAATAGAACCATTTGATGATTATGTATTTAGTTTAAAAGGCACGCCTGGATATTTTCCACAAAATATTAAAAATGATAAAATAAAACCATGGTTACCTAAAATATTAGCAAATGATACGATTCCTGTTAATGGAGTAATTCCAATGAGAGAAAATCGACAATTGGTATATAAGATAGATAGTTATTGTTTTGGAAGATTACTATATTATTTAAAATATATGTATGATGAATATAAAGAATATAAATGTTTTACTTGTAAAAAAGATGATGAAATAAAACTTTGTAAAATAATCGATTTATTATTAGAAAAGAATGTATATAAAAGATTATCTATAATCAATTGTTATAATAATATAATATAATATAATATAATATATAATGGAATTAATTATTTTTATTTTACTTTATACTATAAATTTATTTATATCATTTAAATTTTTTACTCCTTTAAATGTTAGATTAATAAATCATAGATTATGGAAAAACGTTTATACTATTATTTTATTAATTATATATTTAACTCCAAGTATTTTATATTTTTTTAAAGACGCAGATTCAAAATCATATACATCAATTAATATAATTATTTGTATTTTACTTTTCTATTTTATGAGTGATTTAGTTTCTTGTTTTTTACATTATATGGGAGATAATATACGTATTGGAAAAGTAAATGATTTTTTTATTAAACACCATGATGATCCTAAAGAAATGATTGAATATACAAATTATAATTGTTTAATAAAAGGTTTTTCGGCATTCTTTGTATCAACTATTTTATATTATTTATATGTAAAAGATAAAAAAAGAACAATATTCTCTGATACAAGATTTTTAATATTTATTTATTTATTTCATTTTGAGTTAATTCATAAATTTAGTCATTGTAGAAATCATAATGTTAAATTACCATATATTGTTGAAAAATTTCAAGATTTTAAAATATTTTTAAACCCACAAGATCATAGAAATCATCATGAGAATGAAACATTAGATTACTCATTATTAAATGGTTCTACAAATTCATTATTTAATTTATTTACTCCTTATTTTGATAAAATAATAGAAGCGTTAAATGTTAAAATTTAAAACAGTTATAAAAAGAATATTTTATTTATATAGTAAATGAATAATATAAATAAAATTATTAAAGATATTGAAAATATTAATTCAAATGAGTTATTAAAAAAAGTTAATCTTATCACTAGTTTAAATAATTTAATTGATAAAGAGAAAACTATATATAATAATTATCTCGAAGATTTAAATAATAAAGAAATAGCAGTTTTACATAAAGAATATAAAAACTATAATATTGATGAATTACAACTAATGTTTGAAAATGATAGTAATATTAATAATATGATAAAAATATATCAAACATTATCTTATAAAATAGATAAAATTATAAATGAACTATTTACAGAAGAATTAACAGATATATATGATTAAATATAATATTCACATAAACAACCTTTACAAATAAATTTATATTTTTTAATATTATTATCATATAATAATTTAGAATTATTTGATTTGCATGATGAACAAATAACATATTTATTCATATACTGTTGCATTACTTTCATTATTTTATCTTTTTTAATTTTTCCAATAATTATAATACCATCAGATTTACTACTAGTTTTCCAATTAACATTATCAAATTCTAATTTTAAATATTCAATAAATTGATCAGGATTTCTTTTAATTTTTTTAAGAAAATCTTTTACATTTTTCCACTGTGTATTTGTTGACACAATTTCTAAAATAGGGTGTGGGATCTGTAATTTTGTTTTTTGCTTTTCGCCAAGTTGAGCATAAACATCATCGAGCATACTTTCAAATGTATTCATTAATATAAAAAATAAATATCTTTTATATTAATATTTCAATATTTATATAAAAGATATTTAAAGTTCTTATTTGGTATTTGATGTGTTATGCTCATACCAGATTGTAAAGACATTAATGATATAATTATATATTTTTATTTTGTATAATTCAATTCTTATAAATTAATGTTGATGATTTACTTGATTCCAGTTATTAATATTTTCATTATTATTCATATAATTTTGAAACTCTCCAATAAAAATATTAATATCTTCAATATTTGGATTAAATCCACGTGTATATCTTACTATCATTTGATCATTATCATCATCTCCATGTGTAATCACCTCTCTGTATGTACGATGACCTAGTTGACGATCATGGATTACTCGTCTCCTCCCATTTTCATTGATAGTTATACGACTTTCTTTTACGATTCTTCCATCCGGAAGATAAAAATAATTCTCTTGTCGTTGTTCATGATGATTATTATTATGATTAGGGACAAGTTGAAATGGTAGATAATCATAAATGTTATTATACATATTAATTAGGTGTTGTGCCATTATAATTAAATAAATTATGTTTTAAATTTTAATAAATCAATTTTTATAGCGCAATCCTTCCTCCACGTAATCGAAGAACAAGATGTAGTGTAGATTCCTTCTGAATATTATAATCAGAAAGTGTACGGCCATCTTCAAGTTGTTTACCAGCAAAAATTAAACGCTGTTGGTCAGGAGGAATACCTTCTTTATCTTGAATTTTCGCTTTTACATTCTCAATATTATCAGTTGGTTCAACCTCAAGTGTAATAGTCTTTCCAGTAAGTGTTTTAATAAAAATTTGCATTAATTAATACAATATAATGATTTTTCAATATAATATTATATCAATTTTTTTATATATTTAAATATCATTTGTATCACTTATATTATTTATATCATTAATATTACTAGATAATTCAGACATTTTAAGACCTATATATTTTCCCTTATATTTATAATATCTTTTTGTCATTAAAGTAAGTTTTTTATTAATGTCATCATAATTATCACTACTTGATGTTAAAGAGTCAATTGTATTATATTCTAATATTAAATGTTTAGCAAGAAAGCCTAAATTTATTTTAGTATGTCTAAGTATATTTTTAATTCTTAAATTAATTCTATCATTAAATAGTAATAAATAATCATATTTTTTTAATTTTTTAATAATTTCAATATATTCTTTATTTTCTATATCTTGATTATCTATTTTTTTTAAAATATAAATAAGTTTTCCTATTTTTTTTAAATCATTATTTTCAAGTTTAATATTATTTTCATAAAATAATGAAATATTATTTTTTAAAATTAATGTCCATTTAATAAAATCTTTTTCTTTTTTTAAAAAATTATATAAATATAATGGATCAATAATTACTTTTTTTATTTTATTATCAATATCTGATTTTGTAATATTAATATTAATTTTATTTTCAAAAAATAATAATTTATTACATTGATTTTTTAAATTTAAAATATATGAATACATGTTTAATTTTTTATTAAGATTTTTCCAAGTTAATAAATGTAATAATATTATACCTTTCATATTTGTATAGTAATTATTTTTTATAATAGTTAAATATGATTTATCTAAATTTAAAAAATTTGTTTCAATAATTATATTAAATATATTTATAAAAATATAATCTGTATATATTTTGTAATAATTAGTTATATTATTATTTTTTATTTTTAAATTTTCAATTAATTTTAATAATGAATTATGAATATATTTAATTTTTAATTTAAAATATCCTTTCATCTGTTGAATTTCATTATTAAATTTATAAAAGTAATAAATAATTTTTTTAAAATTTTCTGTAAAAATATATTTATTAAAACAGAATGGATAAATATACTCATTTATTAAAATATTATATATATCTTCATTATATTCAGAATTAATACTATTTTTAAAAAATTCAAAATCATATTCATCATAACAATAATAATATTTATTTGTTAATTTTATATATAAATCATCTGTGTAGTTTAATGTTTTATCTACAATAATATTATTAAAACTATTATTTTTAAAATAATTACATATATTTATTATTTTTGGAGTTTTTTTAAAAACATTATCAGCTATACTATAATAAAATAATGATTCGGTAATATTATATATAATATTTTCTATATTTATATAATTATTAAATTTTGTAGGATATTTATTTATTTCATATTTATTTTTATTTATTTTTTTTGTATTTATATAAATAAAATTATTATCATTTTTTAAAATTTTTATTTTTAATAATTTTTTATTATTACTTAAAAAATAATCGGTATCATTAATAATTTTATTAAAAGTTTTATCTATATATTTTATATGATTTTTAACTAAATCTTTAATACCATAAAAATATATTTTATGATTTTGTATTTTATTTATAATATTTGAAAGTTTTTTCGTTATATTAAATTCAATATTATTATATCGTAAATAGATTGTACATAATGAAATATTATAATAGTAATTTAATTTATAAAATGTAAAATGTAATAATTCTTTTAAAGTATTATAATCTTTAATATTATAATTAACTTTATTATATATATAATAAAGTTTTTCTATATTTTTAATTTGTATAAAATAATATTTACTACAAATATTTGTTTTAATAAATTTTTCAAGTAGATAAATAAAATTATAATTATTTTTTTTATAAAATAAAGAAAAGCAAAAAAATAATTCATTAAATATTATATTTTTATCAATATAAAATATTAATGGAAAACAGATATCAATGCTTTTATAACTATTATTATTTACACATATCATTTTTTTAAAATCATTATTATCTAGCGTGTTTAAAATAATTTTATTATTATCTAGAATTAAACTAAAACTATCAAAAAATATTTTATTATTTTTTGTTATTGGTAATTTTATTAACATTATTATTAATAAATCTATACTATAGTTTAAATCAATTTAATTTTGAGACGCCGCTACTAATTTATAAATTTCTAATTTATATTTATCTGGATTATCTTTCCATAAAACAGAAGCATCAATATTAGCTGGTGAATCAAAATTTGGGGCTGATAACATTGAAATAATACTAAGCATTATTGAATTAACATTTTGTGCTGGACTCCATCTTTCATTTATTTTTTCATAACCATATTGATCCTCTCCATCATGTAAAATAGAAATACATACATCTCCATTTTTATAAATATTAGGATGTATAATATTATTAAATTTTACTTTTGGTGCTTTGTTTGGATATTCAATAGTAAATATAATATTACCAGAAAAAATACCATTTTCATATAAAGTGTCTTCAGGACCAAAAATTGTGAAATTCCATTTAAGAAAATTTTCTTCTGGTGATACAATATATAGAGGATTTGGATCTTTTACATAATGCTTGTATTCATTACCTAAACGTTTAAGTGCCATTAATATTAGTCTATAATATTAATAAAGTAATTGTAATTCAATATTTTTAATTTGAATAAAAATAATTTTTATTTAAATTAAAAATATAATAATGAATAGTAATTAATAAAGAATAAAAAAATACTTGTATGAATACGGTAAAAATAAACAGCTACATGATTCTGTTTATACTCTGGTAACCGATAATCCAGAATTTTTTCAATCAAGAATTTCTTTCCAATGGATAGCGTAAAAACACTTTATTACATTATTCAAAAACATACTACTATCGACTTACACTTCTCCTAGCTGCGGAAACTCTTCACCTACTAGGGAAGGCATTTCAGATGTCATATTCTTCTCTTCTGTGACAACCTTTGTCTTGTAGGTCTTAGCCCACTGGAGCGTTGACTCAGAATCCTTGATGATGAACTTTTTTGGCCATGTCAGAACATCCTTTGCGATCTCTATCTGCTTTTCATCTGAACTGTTCTTGATTGTGTAATCCAGACACTGAGTCATCAAAGCTACCTTAAGGCGCGAGTTCTTGAAGAAAATATGATGTCCTTCAGGAGTTCGCAGATGCTGAAATCCAATCTGACTCATTTCCTTGATCCAACCAATTTCCTTTGATTTACCATCAGGCATCATCTGAAAGATGTGCGGTACTCCACTGGAATCATACTGCACCTTCAGAGAAAATCCTCGCTCGATGCAGATAAAATACTTTGGGGCTGACTTCTTTTCCCCAACAGTTACCCAGCGTCCTTCGTACGAATCTTCACTTTGGGGTTCCGTTGGTTCCGTTGGTTCCGTTGGTTCCGTTGGTTCCGTTGGTTCCGTTGGTTCCGTTGGTTCCGTTGGTTCCGTTGGTTCCGTTGGTTCCGTT